CTTGATATCCGCTCCGGCGGAGCTTTTTGGCAGAGGTTTCCAGGATATTTTCCAGCGCAATTGCTGTTTTTATAGGAGAACGAGCATTTAGCAGAGGGCATTAAACGACCTCCTGAAGTAGTTGGTGACCTACTTTGCTCCTTTCAAAGTCCTCTATCAATCTAGACGTTCGTTCTTCTATAAAAGCAGCAATGAAAAGTCACAAGAAGTAATACAAAAGGAGCTAAAGTCACCATGAAACAAAACAGAACTACACACAAACAAAACCCAGGTGATACAGAACCTATCACAAACCTCCCAACTCATGCAGCAACCTCAATGGAAGCAAGAGAAAACGAACTCATTTCACTTGCCTATGATGCTGCTGAGAAGAGAATCAGAGAAGGAACTGCAACTTCACAAGAGATTGTTCACTTTTTAAAGCTAGGATCGAGTACAGACAGACTTCAGAAGGAACTCATGGAGTCTGAGATGAAACTGAAAGACGCAAAGATCCAAGCACTAGAATCTGCAGAGCATTTGGAGAAGATTTATTCCGATGCGATTGAGGCAATGAAGAGGTATTCAGGTCATGAAGACGATGGAACAGAAGGATAGGGAATACGGAATCCCTGAACAAAAGAAATTCCCTCTTGATACAAGGGCTCATGTAATCTCTGCCGTTAAGTTCTTCAATTGGGCCAAGCCTAGGTACCGAAAAGAACTTGCAAAGAGAATCGCTAAGAAAGTTAAAGAGTATAACATTCAACTTACTCCAAGTAAAAACAATGACTTCTACAAACACTACCAGCCTGATGATGTAATGATTCATTGTGCTATTATTGGTAATAAGTTTCTAGAAGAGTATTTGTCTTCTGATGACATTCTTTCTCACCATGGAATTGCTGGACAGAAATGGGGACATAGGAATGGCCCTCCCTATCCACTTGGTGCAGAGAGTCATTCCAAAGCACAGATTGCAGCTGCAAAGCAAGCAGGCGTTAAAGTTGGAAAATCTACTGGGAGATACGTGAAAACAAGATCTTCAAAAGTAGCAACCAGTGCTAGCAAACCAGGAGGCGGTCAGAACGCATACATCAACTCTCTCATCAAATCTGGGAAAGCAAAGGTTGATGATTTAAAAGATTACCAAGTTGGAAGTCTTACCAAATTCTCAAGAAGTGATCACCCAGGAGAAGAATGGGTATCAGGTCTCATCAATGGCCATGACTTCGATTGGCAGGAAATGAGCAGTATGGTTATAAATGGAACAGATTATGTGGATGAGAATGTTGCCAAGACAATTGCAAGAAATAATGCTAATTTCAGAACAAGTGATAACTTCCATGACATTGACGAAAATGGAAATGTTGTAAGAGATCATTCCTTTGGTCAACTTCTTAATAGAGATCTCGATTTATGCAATCCTGGATTTGGTGATGCTGGAACAACTCAGAATTGTGCTAAGTGTTCTGCTGATCTAGAAATGAGACTTAGAGGATATGAAGTAAATGCTGGAAGACAATCCTATCCTTCAAGTGCAGATGCAATGGGCTATTGGTTCAAAGGTGCTCAAAGAATTGACATGGATTCCGATGCAGCAGAAGATGGCTTAAGATCATATGGACCAATGACTTCTGGTACAATAAGTATTAGATATCCTGATAACGGTGGTGGCCATTCGATGCATTGGACAAATGATAAAGATGGTAACTTCGAAATTCAGGATGGACAAAATGGAAGATGCTTTGAATCTGTTAAAGAGATGATGGATGAATATGGTGCTGACAAGAGTGCTAGTGTCTCGACATATAGATTAGATAATTGTGAACCAAACTTAGATGCTATGGAACAAGATTCTGTTTTAAGGCTTGCTAATGATTCTGGATTTGTTGAGAACAAATGGAGCGGCAAGAAAGTTGATACTTGGTAAGGAGGTTTCTATGAATATTAATGTTGCAAAGAAAATTGTTGAAGATTATGTAAAAAAGTCTTCTGGTGTTAAATCCCATGCAATCTTTGGTTTTGAAGTAAAAGATGGATACGTGTTCTCTCTAAGACCTGATAAGTGGCCGAAAGATGAAGTTCTTATGGATCCTTTCTTTAAAGTGTCTGCAAATGGAAAGGTAACAGAGTATTCACCTGTTATGGATCCAAAAGAATTTAGAGAAGGCATGCAAAACAGAATTAAGTTTACGAGATGAAAACTTTTGTGAAGCATTCTGGCATCCATGGAATGAAATGGTACAAGAGACGCTGGCAGTACAAAGACGGAACATTTACCCCAGAAGGAAGAATTCATTATGCGGATTCTATCAGAAAGCATGAGGAATTTCTCGCAAGAAAGAATGGGTTCAAAGCATTTGAAGATATGAGAGATGAGTATAGCGATGTAAGTGTAAAAGACATTCCAGAGCAAAAAGAATCTTTCATTGAGAAGATACTAAAAGATTTGTTTTGACAGTTAGCAAGTAACTCTCCTTAGAGTGTATTACTCAAGAGATGGAAAGCATAGACGATCAATTCGAAATGGGTCAGATGTATAAATCTTAAACAAATCGATAAGATATTCTTCAAAGAGCTTTAGGTCAGAAATGATCTAAGGCTCTTTCTTTATGCTTCTTAGAAAGGAGGATGCTATGCTTCGAACTTATAGCGAGCTAATCTTACTTCCAACTTTCGAGGAACGATTTGAATATTGCAAGTGTAATGGCTCTCCATCTGAGATTACATTTGGTGGTCATAGAGTACTAAATCAGATTCTCTACAATTCTCCAGAATGGAAGAAAGTAAGAAGAGCCGTCATCATAAGAGACAATGGTTGTGATCTAGGAATAGCAGAAAGACCGTTGTTAAGATCTATTCTCATTCATCACTTAAATCCCATCACAATTGAACAAGTAACAAATCATGACCCAGCAGTGTTTGATTTAAACAATCTCATTACTGTGTCATTGCAAACACACAACGCAATTCATTATGGTGCTCTTGAAAGACTTACTCCAACAAGTCCCATAGAGCGAAAACCAAATGACCAGATACCATGGAGGTAAAATGTCTATGAATAACTATATTTCTCATCACGGTGTTAAGGGACAAAAATGGGGTGTAAGGAACGGTCCACCTTATCCAATTGAAGACAAAGTGCTTAAAAAAGATACAAAGCTGAATTCGATTGAATATGTATTTAATCGAGCAATCCCCAACATCAATAAAAAATGGAAGTACACTTATAATCCAGAAAATGAATGGGATTCAAAAGTGTATCGCGGACCTTTTTCTATTTACAAATCAAACTTGGGTCAATATCCACTTGAAGATGTAAGCTATGAAGTCACAAGAGATCTGAAAATGCCGAACAGTAAAGAACGATATGAAGCATTTAAGAAAGTATACAACGAGAATAAAGATGTTGCAGTAAAAGATCTCAGTAATGTGCAAGAAAGGCTCAAAAACTATGGTTTCTCCGAGTACCCAGGTGAACGTGATAGAAAATCAGTATCGGTTGATCTTTCAAATCTTAAAACAGAGGATGACTATAAAGCGGCCTATGACGTATTTAACCATGCAATGGAAAATGTCGAGGCGTTTAAGACAACGAAGAAATACAAGGAATTAATGGAAAAGAATTTTGACGCTATGGTTGATGATAACAATCAGGGCGTTTATAATGAGGCACAAGATCCGATAATTATTTTTAATCGAAAAGATTTGAAATGGCTCGGTACTACTGACTATAATGTTCTTGCAAATATGTATAAGAATTATACTGATGTCAAGAGAGAACTTAATAAACAAGGAAAGATCATAAAGCTATGACAAAAGAAGAATTAAAAGAAAAGATTTCAAAAGATCTTGAGGACCATAAAACTGAAAAGTTTTTTAGAATAAGTGACTACACGAACAAAGAAAATGAGTTGCATCGTTCTTTTGGATGTGATCTTTCAAGAAGCAGTGATTCCTCATCATTAAAGTAATAAACAACTGGAATAAAAAGTCTAAAAAGTATGAATTGGTATCGTCGAAAAAATGAAAAAGAACTCTGTTAAATATTCATAAGACTATGACCAAAGAAGAATTAAAATTGAATTAAGAGTAATGACTAAATAAAGAAAGGAGGATAGCAATGGGCAGTGAGTATTACCTAGACTCCATTTCGCATCACGGTGTTAAGGGACAAAAATGGGGCGTAAAGAACGGTCCACCTTATCCTCTAGTAGTAAAAAGATTCATTCATCTCCGGCTCTTCAAAGGCTTAAGAATGCTAAATCATCAAATCTTGATCGTTGGGGCAAAGCACCGCAATATAATACTTTGTATATAACTGGATATTCTGGCTCTGGCAAATCAACCGTCGCATCTTTTATGGCCGATGACGGTGAGACCGATTGGATTAATTTGGATTCCTATTTAAACCCAATGAGTGAAGAATCGAAAAGAGAACTTCAGAATAAATCTTTCAATTCATATTTAAATAAGCATGTGAAGAATTGGAAGGAATTCGTTCCAACATTTGAAAAATCTCATAAAGAAGGAATTAAAATCTCAGATAATATTATAAAGGCGATGGATGAATTTTCTGCAAGAGAATACAAGAATGGCAGGAAAGTTATTTGTGAAGGAGTTCAAATAGCTGATAAAGATTTTCTTAGAACGGATCCAAATTTTTATAATGACAAGCCTCTAATTATACTTGGAACTTCACCAAAAGAATCAGCAATTAGAGGGGGCGAAAGAGACGAACTTGATGAAAATGATATTCAAGATCGACTCGATTGGTATAAAGTAATGAATCAGCAGCTTAAATCATTAGAAAAATCTGCGCAAGCAAAACGCGGTTCTGATTGGATTAAAAACTACATCAAAACTGTTGAACTAGATTAACTTAAAAAGAAAGGAGGATAGCAATGGCAAAACAGAATGAGTCAATTTTGGATTCAATCAAGAAACAGCTTGGGATTGTACCTGAGTATACAGTATTTGATGATCAAATCCTCCTTTATATCAACACTACATTTTCAACACTCCATCAGTTAGGAATTGGACCAGATACTGGATATGAAATCGTGGACAATACCTCAACTTGGGATGATATTGTGATTGATCCAAGATTCAATCTTATCAAAACATATGTGGGAATGAAAGTAAAAGTCATGTTCGATCCACCTGCTTCAAGCTTTGCACTGGATGCGCTGAACAAACAGATTGCAGAATTTGAATGGCGTATCATGGCAGAAAACGAAGCGGGGGATGCATGATGGAAGACTACATTGCTCATAGAAAAACAGGTCTCCATTACGAGACAAAAGCTTCCCACAAGTACTACAAGAGAATTGAAACAGGAAACAAGAAGAAACCCTATTTATATTTCTATTCTAAAGCAGAGTATGATGTCTATTTCAAAGGATCAAAAGGCTCTGAGAAGAATAAGAAACAAAAGACTTTAAAGAAGATCAGATCTCTTTTAAATAAGGCAATTAATAGCTTTAAGAAGACAGTCGACAAAGATGGTAACGGCAAATGGGATATTGTAGAAAAGATCGAGGACGTTGCTGACACCGATAAGAATGGAAGATGGGATGTAATCGACAAGGCAGATGCTGCAATCAAGAAGCGTACATCTAAGAACAAGAAGACAAAGAATCCAGCAAGCCATTCTCCTAAGCCAATTCCCAAGACAAATAAAGATACGAACTCTAAGACTCACAAATACGTTGCAAAGCTTTTGATTAAGGGCAAGTATAGATATTTCTATACAGAAGCAGAACTGAATGCTTACTACAATAATAATCCAGAAGCAAAAGCAGAACGAGAAATTATGAGTGAGTTTGATCTTATTAAAACTCCAGAGACAGAAGAACAGTCAATGGCAGAGGTCAATAAGAACTTTCATAAGTCAATGACCGATGGCGGAATTGATCTGGAACCTGGATGGTCTACCAATTGTTATGACTGTTCGCTTACCTGGGAAGCAAGACACAGAGGATACGACGTAGAAGCACAGTATGATCCAAATGGTGGAACGGATGAAGAGATCTCAAGCTTCTATGAAGGTGTTGAATCTTACCAAAATAGTGACGGTACGATCAATATAAACAGTGGTTGGGATCTTGATGTTGCACTAGAGCAGAAGGCAAGCAATGGAAAAGAAACCATGGAAGAAGCTGCCGACATGCTCAATGACAAATACGAAGATGGTGCAAGAGGATGTCTTGACATTTATTGGGAAGGTGGAGGCGGTCACAACGTCGCTTGGGAAAAGAAAGACGGAGAGATCTACATCCATGATGCTCAAAACAACACCACGGAAAAGATGGCAGATTATAGCAAAGCAGACTATGTAGCACCCAATCAAGTAACAGCTCTTCGAACAGATGATAAGGCACTTACAAAGACGGCAGCAAGTTATCTCGAGCCAAATGATAACGTGGACGAGGCAAAGACCAATAGGAACGTCACATTCAACTATGATGTAAAAGACATCGAGAATATGGTCAATCACTACAACAAGAGTCTCAACATGTATATCCCCGATACTGACGAGGAAAGGGATAGATGGCAAGCAATTGAAGACAAGTACACACAACTCAAAGATATGGATTGGTGGAATCAAGATAGAGTGAAGAAGGAGGTCTATGGCGACAAATGATTACTTTTCAAGAAGCTTATAAAAAACTCCTAAAACAATTCCCTCAAAAGGAAGCAAGAAAGTATGTTGACTACAACGGATATTACATCTTTCTTTTGGAGAACAAGAATAGCTTTAACTCTCTAGATTCCATGTATGCTGTCAATAAAAAGACTGGCGTCATTGGAGCATATCAGCCAACAAACGATCCTCATCCCAATGAGTTCTTCAAATTATGGAGTAGGGGTAACGAATATGAATGAATATAGCGATTATCTATCTCATCATGGAATTCTAGGACAAAAGTGGGGAGTTAGAAGATATCAGAATCCGGATGGAACATTAACGGCAGCAGGAAGAAAAAGGATTTATCAGGACGATGGTTCGAATCGTGTTGAGTCTTATAAGAGCCGAGCTAGGAGATCTGCTGAAGCTTGGAAGCAGGGACAACTTGCATCAAAGTACGCTAGTAAAGCAGTAGATGCCAGAGTAAAAGGAAATACGTCAAAAGCCAATAAGTATAAAGATCTTGCAAATAAGGCAAACGTGAATGCAAAAATTTATGGTAAAGGTCTTAGTAAAGCAGAAAAAGAAGTAGGCGGCTACAAATACATTCATGACAGAAACACTGCTATCGGAGCTGCTGTTGGAACTGTACTAGGAGGTCCTATTACTGGTGTGCTAGCTGGTGTTATTGTGCATAATATTCCATCTAAGGCTTACTCAGAAGCTTCTAAAGCTGCAAAAGCAGAATACGATATGTGGGCTAATGAAAAGATTAAAAATATTGGCATGTAGGAGTGATCCAAATGATAATGCCGATTATTATAGACCTGGGAAGCTACTTACTAATGAATATGGTTATGAGTAAGAATCATAAGAGGAGAGGAGGTGCATCATATGACTCCTTTAGAATTAGATGAGTACCTAGATCATAATGATGTAGAGATCAATGATGAAATACTCTCGATCGCACATCATGGGATCTTAGGTATGAAATGGGGACGCTTGAATGGTCCTCCCTATCCACTTGGAAAAGGCGATCACTCAGCAAATGAGAAAAAGGCTGCTTCAAAAGCTGGAATTAAAGTTGGGTCTGACTCTGGAAAAGGTTCAATTGAGAACATTAAAAAGAGTGGAACAACTGTTTCAAGATCTAGAACACCATCAAAGAGTGAAACAATGAGTTCTACAAAGAAAGAACCCAAACCAGAGACTCCAGAAGAGCATGAAGCAAAAAGACAAGCAGCCATTAAATCTGGAAGCAGAGTTCAAGTAAAGAAGTACGCCAAAGAAATGTCTCAGGATGAACTTCGAGAAGCCATGAATCGAATTGATGCCATGGACAGATTGAAGAAAAAGCCAGATGGCAATGATGTTACAAAGAACTTGTCTCCAAAAGAAAGAGAAAAGAAAGAAGCACTTGAGTCTGGCGATTTAAGACGTATCCAAAGTGTTGCACCTCTTGCAAGTAAAGATGAACTTCAAACTGCTCTTTACAAAGCAGATCTCATGGCAGGTATAAATTCCGAGTTAAAAGAACCAACTGCCATGGATAAGATTGACAAAGCGGTGAATACTGCAAAACAGATCAATGGTTGGGCTAGAACAGGCGCTGATGTGTGGAATACCATTGCTGGATACGCTAATGCATTTGCAGGAACCGATCTTCAGAAGATTAACTACAATGCCGATAAGGGAAAGAAGCCGGGTGGTCAACCAAATAAGTAAAATACTTGGAGGAAAGATATGATTAACTTTGATGAAAGAGCAGCCAGGATTGTAAGAGATTACATCATGGAGCATCTTGATAAATCCGATCCAGAGCCAGACTTTACAGTATTTACTGTGTGGAAGTGTAAGACTCTTCAGAACTGGAAGTATCTTCTTAGCTCCACTCTCTTTGATGGCATGTACTATGAGCTAACCTACAATGGTGATAAGAATGAGTGGTATCTGGACGCTTACAAGAAGTTTCAGAATGTAGTAATAAAAGAGTAAAAGATGTCATCACCGCATTTTCAAAAGGTAACAAATAATCAGGAGGTTTCAATGACAAAAGATCAAATCGTAAGGAAACTTACAAGTCGTAAATTTTGGATTGCTGTAGTTGCATTTGTTACAGCACTTCTTACGGCCTTTCATGTATCAGACGGATCAATCTCTCAGGTAGCATCAATTATTATGGCATTTGGATCTCTTATCTCCTACATTTTTGTAGAGGGATGGACAGATAGCTCAAGTCTAGCAGGAAGTGACAAGAGCGATGCTCTCTAACACCGCAACCCCAAAATATTACGGAGAGTTTAGAAGCAAGGTACTACGAGGAGAGATTCCAGTTTGTAAAGAGATTTCCATGGAGATGAATAGGATCGATGCTCTTATTAAAGATCCTAGATTTTATTACGATCCCGCTCCTGTTGAGGGTTGGATTGAGTTTTGTGAATCTGAGCTAACTCTAAGAGATGGCTCAGACTTTTTTATGCTCGACTCCTACAAGCTTTGGGGAGAAGAGATCTTAGGTTGGTATTACTTTACAGATCGTACTGTTTGGAACCCAAACCACTATGGCGGTGGGAGAGGTGGATACGAAAACAGAAAAGTAAAGAAGCGTCTTGTCGACCATCAATATTTAATTGTTGGACGAGGAGCTTCAAAGACTGGATATGAAGCTTGCTTCCAATCATATGGTCTTACCGTTGATACCACTACGACGCAGCAATGCATTACAGCTCCAACAGAAAGGCAGGGGAATGAGACAATTGCTTACATTAGAACTGCTATTACAAGATCGCGTGGGCCATTGTTTACATTTTTAACAGAAGGATCGATCAATAACACAACCGGTTCTTCCAGGAATAAGTTGAAACTAGCAGCAACAAAGAAAGGCATCCAAAACTTTATCACCAATTCTCTAATCGAATTCTGTCCGATGTCAATTGATAAGCTTCAGGGTCGAGGAGACAAAATAGCAACCGTCGATGAGTGGCTTTCAGGAGACATAAGAGAGAGTCCAATTACTGCATTGGAGCAGGGTTGTGCAAAGATTGATGGCTTTCTCATCATTGCTGTTTCCTCAGAGGGAACCGTAAGAAATGGTGTTGGTGACACGATCAAAATGGAGTTGTCTTCTATCTTAAAAGGGGATTATTACAATCCTCATGTATCTATCTTTTGGTACAAACTTGATGATGTAACTGAAGTGAACAATCCGCAAATGTGGCTGAAAGCAAATCCGAATCTTGGTAAGACTGTTTCTTATGAAACATATCAACTTGATGTAGAAAAAGCAGAACATAACCCGATTGATCGAAATGATATTCTAGCAAAACGATTCGGCATTCCAATGGAAGGCTATACCTACTTCTTTACTTATGAGGAGATTAAACCATTCCATTACCAAGACTATACTGGAATGCCCTGCTCGATTGGATGTGACTTATCTCAAGGTGGTGACTTCTGTTCTTTCACATTCTTGTTCCCTTTATCAGGTGGACGATTTGGGATTAAAACAATTGATTACATTTCAGAATACACGATGTCACAACTTCCCGCTGCTATGCGACAAAAGTATGAAGAGTTCATGGCAGAAGGATCGCTTGTTGTCATGCCTGGTACGAATTTGGATATGCAAGATGTTTATGATGATCTTGATAAGCATATTCAAACGAATAAATATGACGTGAGATGTTTAGGATATGACCCCTACAATGCCAAGGAATTCATCCAACGCTGGTGCACAGAAAATGGAGAGTTCGGTGTTGAAAAAGTGATTCAGGGATCTAAGACAGAATCTGTTCCTCTGACAGAATTGAAAAAGCTTGCAGAGCAAAGATTACTGATATTTGATGAAAAACTATTCTCTTACACAATGGGTAACTGTATTGTTATCCAAGACACCAATGGGAATAAGAAGCTTATGAAAAAGAGTTATGAAGCAAAGATCGATGCTGTTGCAGCACTGATGGATGCTTTTGTAGCTTTCAAACTAAACAAGGAGAGTTTTGACTGATGGGAATTGTCCAACGAATAAAATCGGGCTGGAATGCCTTCCTCGGAAGAGATCCGACCCAGGAGATTAGAAACGATGGCACTAATAACCAGCCGTACATGGGTTATTCGTCAAGACCAGATCGAATGCATTTCGTAAACACCTCTCAAAGAACCATTGTTGCATCTGTTTATAACAGAATTGCAATTGATGTCTCATCCATTCGGTTTGAGCATTGCAAAGTTGATGAGAATGGATCGTTTATTGAAAACGTCGATTCTGGTCTTAATTATTGTCTAAACACCGAAGCAAACACAGATCAAACTGGCAAAGCTCTCCTTCAGGATATTGTCCAATCAATGTTTGATGAGGGTTGTGTTGCAGTGGTTCCTACCGATACTGACTTTGATCCTACAAGACTATCTGAGCAATGGATGATCCAAAGGCTAAAGGTTGGAAGAATTGTTGGTTGGTACCCTTCTGAAGTAGTTGTTCATCTTTACAATGAGCGAACAGGAAACTATCAAGATTTGCGGCTTCCTAAGTCCTCTGTGGCAGTGATTGAGAATCCGTTCTATTCTATCATGAATGAACCAAACTCTACACTAAAACGCCTTCAAAGGACAATTGCAAAACTGGATCAGTTAAACGAACAGTCAGCAGCAGGTAAGCTTGATCTTATTATTCAGCTTCCTTATGCAGTAAAGAGTGAACAGCGAAAAGAGATTGCCAATCAGAGACGGAAGGAATTAACAGAGCAGCTTGAGGGCTCTAGATATGGTGTTGCTTGGGCGGATGGTACAGAAAGAATCATTCAGCTTAATCGCTCACTTGAAAACAATCTTTGGGATCAGGTGAAAGATTTAACAACCCAGCTCTATAACCAGCTTGGTTTAACTCAAGGCGTAATGGATGGATCAGCAAATGAAGCAGTAATGATTAATTACTACAACAATACGATTGCACCGATCTGTTCTGTCATTTGTGATGAGTTTAAGCGAAAGTTCTTATCTAGAACAGCAAGATCTCAGGGACAGTCTATTGTCTTCTTTAGAGATCCTTTCAAGCTTGTTCCTGTCAGTCAGCTTGCTGATATTGCCGACAAGTTTAGACGTAATGAAATCATGACATCCAATGAGATCCGAGCAGAAATCGGACTGAAACCTTCAGATGCACAACAGGCTGAGACTTTATCCAATCCTAACATCACTCAATCTAGTGCGACGGTTGAGCAGAATACGGGAGGAGACGAAGACTCTCAAAATGATGGTGCAGATACAAGGCAAAATGATGATTATGTACAAGATATCTTGGATGCACTAAATAGTGGAGGATATGACGATGAGGAAACCTGATTTTCAGGGATGGGCTAGTAAGTCCAATGTTCTCTGCTCGGACGGCACAACGATACGAGACGGCTGCTTTGATCAACAGGATGGCGAGCAGGTCCCACTTTGTTATATGCACAATCACGATGAAGTAGGACAGGTGCTTGGTCATGCAATTTTGCATTGTGTCCCTGGAGGTACCAGAGTTGATGGATATTTCAACGATACAGAAGGTGGACAGACTGCAAAAGAGCTTCTTCGAAATGGAGATATTAATTCCCTTTCTATTTGGGCCAATAAGCTTATTAGGAGAGGAGGAGATATTCTTCATGGAGTGATCAAGGAAGTATCGCTAGTAATTGGTGGTGCTGATCCAGAAGCAAGAATTGATACAGTATTGGAGCATGGTGATATTTCAGATGATGAGGCAGAAATTTGGGGCTTTGGTGCACCTGAGATTTATCATGCAGATGCAAGTGAGGAAGAAGACATGGCAAAGGAAGATACGAGAAGAAAGTCTCCCGCTGACAATGAAGATGACGACGAGGAGACTGTTAAGGACGTATTTGATACCTTAACTGATAAGCAGAAGAAAGCTGTTGCCATCATTATTAGTCAGATTACTTCTGATGAGGCTGACGACGAAGACGAGGATGAGGACGTCGAGCACGCAGAGGATGATGACGATTACGATTACGATGATGACGAAGATGATGAGGATGACTACGACGACTCAGATGATTATGACGATGAGGACGACGTAGAGCATGCTGAGGATGATGAAGACGACGAGGACGACGAGGAAGATGAGACCGTCGAGGATGTCATCAACACATTAACACCCAAGCAGAAGAAGGTTGTTGATTTTCTGATTGGTAAGGCACTTGAAACTGCAGATGAAGAATCCGATGAGGAGGATGATAACGTGAAGCACAATGTATTTGAGGATTATGGCGCAGCAGATGAGGGTAGAGAGTACATTTCTCATGATGATATGACGAACATCATGGAGCTCACCCAGAGAACTGGCAAGCTTAGCCAGGCGTTTGATGAGTATTACGGCGATGATGAGTCGATCGCTCATGGTGACCAGACTTATGGCATTGAGAACATCGACTATCTCTTCCCTGAGGCAAAGATGGTTGGCGACAAGCCCGAGTTCATTAAGAGAGATACGGGCTGGGTGGACAAGGTTCTGTCTTCTGTTCACAAGACTCCGTTCTCTCGTGTGAAGAGTGTTCTTGCAAACATCACCGAGGATGAGGCAAGAGCAAAGGGCTACATTAAGGGAAAGCTTAAGAAGGAGGAGGTCTTCTCTCTCTTAAAGCGTGTGACGCCTCCACAGACCATCTATAAGAAGCAGAAGCTCGACAAGGATGACATCGATGACATCACTGAGTTCGATGTGGTCGCTTGGGTTAAGGCTGAGATGCAGGTCATGCTTCGTGAGGAGATTGCAAGAGCAATCCTGATCGGTGATGGTCGTCTTGCATCTGATGAGGACAAGATTAAGGAAGAGAATATTCGCCCTGTCTTCAATGACTCTGATCTCTACACCATTAAGTTCCCTGTTGAGATTCCTGAGAACGCAACCGACGATCAGAAGGCAAAGGCTCTGCTGAAGGCACAGCTCAAGGCTAGAAAGCAGTACAAGGGCTCTGGCAACATGACCTTCTACACCAAGGAGGATGAGCTTACCAACGTTCTGCTTCTTGAGAATGGTATTGGAGAGCGGATGTACAAGTCTGAGGCTGAGGTTGCAACTGCAATGAGAGTCTCCACTGTTCAGCCGATTGAGGTTATGGATGGCCTTCAGATTGAGGTCACTGGTGATGATGGCTCTACCAAGACCAAGTACGATGTCGCAGGTGTTGATGTCAACCTTGCAGATTACAATGTTGGTACAAATGGCGGTGCAAAGACCGACTTCTTCGATGATTTCGACCTGAACACGAATACACAGATCTGCCTGTATGAGACTCGTATGTCCGGTGCTCTTGTTAAGCCTCTGTCTGCAATCACGTTCTACTACAAGCCTGTGAAGGCTGCTGGAACTGGCGCCTGAGGTAGTTTAATTCTCAAAATGGAGGCTATCTAATGAAGTGGTTTGGCAAGATTGCATTTGCAGATCAGGTGGATGACGGAACTGGAATATGGGAAAATAAGATTGTTGAGAGAGATTACTTTGGAGATATTCTTCAAAACTCTAAACGAAATCAAGTAACTGAGATCAATCAAGATATTACGGTTACCAATCAGTTATCTGTGATTGCCGATCCATATTTGTTAGATAGCTTTCATAAGATTTTATATGTAACATTCATGGGTTCTAAATGGAGAGTGAGCGAGGTTCAAGTTGGATATCCTCGTCTCACTCTTTCATTTGGATCTCTTTATAAAGAGGAGGAATCAAATGAGGACCCGTGAAGATTTACAAAAGAAATTGGTTGAAATAATTGGTAACAATAACGTATATTTTCAGCCGCCATCAAATGTTCAAATGAAGTATCCTGCAATTCGATATCAACTCGACTCCATTGAATTGCGGCGTGCAGATAATTTAAATTATAGCAAATTCAGAAGTTATGCTATAACACATATCTATAAATCATTGTCCAATGAACTTACTGACAAGATGATAAATTCCTTTCAATCTATTCGATTTGTCAGTAGGATTTATGTAGATGGTTTATATAATGATCGATATGAACTAATTTGGTAATCATGAAAAAGATCGACAATTTAAGCAAATGGGTTATTGCGGCAGCTTTATACATTGTGACTTGGAGTGTTATGTTCTTCGTTGCATGGATCATCAAAGGCGAGGAACCCTCTGTCTTGGAGGGATGCATCTTAACTCCGGGTGTTGTAGAACTTGTTTGTTCTGCAGTGATAAAGCGTGGCAAAACCAATTCTGAATCAGGAGAAGTTTATAATGACGACACAACAGACAATTGAAGCTGCTATCTCCTGGATGGAGAAAACGGCAAGAGATAATTCTCATGGATATTCCCAGGTACATCGTTGGGGGCCTGACTATGACTGTTCTTCGGCAGTCATTACAGCATGGCAGACAAATGGTGTTCCTGTAAAGGCAAACGGCGCTTCTTATACTGGCAATATGCTTGGTGCATTTAAGAAGTGTGGGTTTAAGGACGTGACTGCAGAAGTTGATTTAAAGACTGGAAGAGGCCTTCAAAGAGGTGACGTTCTTTTAAATCTGAAACATCACACTGCAATGTTCTGTGGCAATGGAAAAGAAGTGGAAGCCTCCATTGATGAGCGTGGAACCGTTGTGGGAAGACTTACTGGAGATCAGACTGGAAAAGAGTTTCTCATTAGGAATTACAGAAACTATCCCTGGAACAAGGTCTTGCGATATGTTGGAACTACGACGCAGCCAACGACAACCAAACCGGTAGCAGGAAAGACTTATAAAGATGCCTCTGCAAAATTTGGAAAACGGTTTAAGGTTTCTTGCAGCTCCTTAATGCTTCGTTCTGATGGAAAGATGGGTGCAAGCATTATTAGTGTTCTTCATAAGAATGATGTTGTTACTTGGTATGGGTACTACAAGTACGACACAGAAGGTAACACTTGGCTGTATGTCGTAACAGATAAGGGCACAGGATATGCTTGTAAGAAAGAAGGAAATAAGACCTATCTTTCTGCACTCAAAAATTGAGGCTTAGAGGAATCCAATGGTTAAAGTATTTATATCACAGCCAATGGGCAGCAGGTCCGATGAAGTGATTATTGCAGAACGCAACGCAATCACGCAAGAATTAAACACAATGATACCTGATGACGATGTTGTGATAGTCGATAGTTTCTTTAGACAAGCCCCGCATCATGCTAATCCATTATGGTTTTTAGCAAAATCGCTTGAACTGTTATCCACAGCTGATGCAGCTTATTTTGCAGATCATTGGAACGAGCATCGTGGCTGCAAGATTGAGCATGATGCTTGCAAATATTACAATATTAAGATACTTCACGATTGATTCTCAAAATAAATGAAAAGAGGTGATCAACAGAGATGAGTGCAAAAGTATCTGGAACTACGATTAGTCTAACCCGTGGCGACTCTTTGATCATCCAAATTTCTGTTAATCAACAAGGGCACCACAAGATCAATGGAATTGGAGTGTGACAATTATGGCAATAACACAGAAACATACAATAGATATACAACCGGGGATCAGTGCTCCTACTGTAGTTCATTGCTCATGTGGAGACTTTGATTCTGTCATTTCATTTGAAGTGATGAATGGTGGAGAATTATTTGACTGTTCTTCTTATGTCTGTTCTGTGCATGGCGTTCGATCAGATGGAGCAAATTGGGGTCCTTTCCCAGTAACAGTTTCTGGATCAACAGTTAGCTTCCCTTTAAAACCAGTAATGACTGTTATTGCAGGTCCTTGCCTTGCAGAGATCACTATTGGAACGGTTGGAACAGCGAACTTTGCAATTCTTGTTGAGAATGCAACCTTTAGTCTTGGTGTGACCTATACAGAAGATGTCTCCGTATATCAGAACATTCTAAACTATATTATGGGTGTCATCCCAGATATTCAGAAAGAAGCAGCTACTAATATTAATGGGGCTATTGACCAAATGAATACAAAGGCCAATAGCTTGGTTACAGCAGCAACTGCCAATATGAACAATGTTGCACGATCTACGGTGAATCAATGGATATTTAACCACATTTCACCGGGTGTCAATATTGTTGATGACTCTCTTTCCATTAAGTGGGCAAGCGCTGATTCAAAGACAGTCGGCGATAGGTTATTTGCTATTGAGTCTGCGTTAAATAAACTAAATAACTTCACGTCTGAATTCAGCACAAAGCAATATGATTATGTTCTGGATGAGAAACTAGAACCAATTCTTGATGAAATTGGTGATCCGATCATTGCAAATGGAACAGATTTAGTTTTATCAGGGCCTGCACTTTCTGGAGTAAAGGACTATTTATTTAATCCGGAAACAGAAAATAGATGGAACGTTTGGGGATGGAGCGGTAAAACCGTTGTAATCCCAATTCTTTATGTCTATGGACATATTCCTAAAAGTAAGGGTGAGGGTAAGTTTAAAGTAAGGTATCAGTTTAAAGATATTAATGGACAGGATCTCGTTGGTGTTGGAAAGATTGGCGTTCAGGGACAAAGTTCGTCTGGACTTCCTAAGAAGAATTATAGCATCACATTTGCTGATAAATTTCTTGCAAAAAATGATTGGCTTCCTTCAAAGAAGTACACATTCAAATCTTGCTGGAATGATCCTACTTGGGCTAGAAATGCGGTTTCAGGACGGCTTTGGGCACAGTGTGTTGCATCAAGACCGAACGTTTCCTACGAATCCCTTCTTGATGAGAAGAAAGAAGAACTGCTTGATCAAAATGGAGATGCTATAACAGTTCCTTCTTATCCTATTGATGTCTATCCTAATCATGGAACCTATGATGGATTTCCTATATACATTATTGCAAATGGGAAGTATATCGGTCTTTACACAATGCTGATTGCGAAAGACAAAGATATGTTTGGAATTGGTCAGTATAAGCAGTATAAGAAGACGGAATGCGTTGTGTCTAATGAAGGTGCTGGAACAGATGGTGCTGGTGGATTTAAGGCGGCAAACTTAGTCGTGGACGCAGAAGAAGGTGAAGACGTTTCTGGGAAATCGACTGCATGGACTTATGAGTGCATTCCAAATGAAAAACCAAAGCCTTCTGATTATGACAAGGGTGTAGATGATGATGCTTACAAGGAAGATCTGTCTAAGTATGAAGCTGATAACACAAAGTTTAGAGCATCTCTTAATACCATGATTCAGTCTGTTGTTGATAGCACTGGTAAGGATAACAAAGATACAAATTATAAGAAGGTTTCTGCACAGTATTTGGACTACGATTCTGTTGTAGATTACATGATCTTCAGTTCCCTCATTAATGCAGCGGATGATGTTGGTAAGAACTGGCTTCTTGTGACATATGACGGAACAAAATGGTTCTTTTCCGCTTACGACCTTGATACGACTTGGGGAAACTGGTGCCCTGATTCTAAAAATCCGAATCTTCTTTGGAGACCAGATGAAGGATCTCCATCGCTTAAAGGCTGGGATGGTCACAACAGAGCAATGCATATGATCTGGACTTATGATCCCCAAAGACTAATTGACAGGTATGAATATCTGCGCTCAACCGTGTTTTCTGAAGAGAATGTTTATAGAGAGTTCCTAAGCTTTATTCGCAAGATTCCAATGAATGCAATTGAAGCAGACAGGAGACTCTTTAGAACAGAACCAAATGGGATGGACTTTGCACAGATTGAGAATTGGTACCGGCTTCGAGTAAAGAAAATGGATAAGCAGATAGAAGATTTAAAGGCTTCTATTGCTACAGCATAAAGGAGAATAAAATAAATGAGTCAAGTAAACAATTATCCATCAACTAGCGGGTTTAATTCGGATGATAGTGTCCTGATTACAGGAGCTACTTCAGGACTTAGAAGAATGCCAGTATCGAAGTTTCAGGACAATGTCGCTGCAAAGGCAGCAGATCTTAGGGCAATCATGGAGCTTTGCCCTCCTGCAATTTCTCATAGAATGATCTATCGAGGAAAGAATCTTGGAACTTCTTTCACAACCGAGCAGTCACAAGCAGTACAGAATGGCACCTTTACAGATATGTATGTTGGTGATTACTGGGTGATTAATGGAAAGACAAGACGCATTGGTGATATCGATTACTTCATTCATTGTGGAGATAACGTCGAATTAGGTCATCACCTTTTAATGGTTGACGATGGTGTAGATCTTACTGCAGATGGATCAACTACGCATTTCATGAATGATACCGATACCACTGCTGGTGGATTTAAGGGTTCAAAGATGTGGAATACTACAATTCCAAATCAGATTCTTCCCGATATTACTACAGCATTTGGAAATCATCTTTTAAAACATAGAGAGTACATTTCAAATGCTGTTACAGATGGTGTTCCTACTGGTGGTGAATGGGTAGACACAATTTATAACATCTTCAACGAAGCAATGTATTATGGGACTGTTGTAAACGGCGCAAATAATGCTGGAGCAGGTCTATATAATACTGGATGCTCGAAGAATCAGATTGCACTTTTTAAGTTTGATCAGTCAAGTATGAATAGAAAAATAAGTATTTGGTTAAGAGACGTCGTGTCGGCGTCTGACTTCGCGGGTGTCGACTACTATGGTGGCGCGTATAGGTACTACGCTTCGTTTACTTGGTACGGCGTTTTGGGCTACTACCTGATCCATTAAAAATTACGAGCTGCGTACGCAGCGATCCGAGCGAAGCGAGGCCGTTTTCAGCCTATTCTGATATTATCGGGCAGAACAATAGGAGATAACAATGAGTGTTAAGAAAGGTGAGAGGAAACCATCTTGTAACGAAGCGTTTCATGTAACTCACCAGATCAAGAATGAATTATTAAATTACGTCCTTACTGATTTAGGTATTGATACAGCAAAAGCACGCAATTACCCTCAGGTCTTTATCAATTATATCACACTTGCAAGAGACGATATGTATAAACAAGTAAGAGAACTTCATCTTAGAGTTTCTAATGCTGGATGCTGCAAGGTTGTAACGGACATTGATCTGAAGTATAGAAGAGAACAATTAATAAAAGCAATTGCGGCTTGCTATAAATTGGAACAAGTCTGTATGACTTTTATAGAAACTTCTCGTGCTCAAAATATAGACGTAAATATTAATAAGTATTATCGGCTTACCCAACTGATTGTCAAAGAAATTGACTTACTTCGTTCGATTAAAAACAAAGATTTACAACAATTTAGAAAGTTAAAGAAAAATCAGGAAAAGCAAGGAGTTTACTTTCCTGTGGGCTAGATCTGTAAACTTTTCCGTTGTGTCAGCATCTAACTTTGCGAATGTCAACAACAATGGTAACGCGAATAGGAACAACGCTTCGAATACTTGGAACAGCGTTTTGGGATTCTTTTGGTTCAGAAATGGATCAGGAGAAGGAGATTTAGTCCCTTCCAGCTAAATGGAGAAATAAAGGAGTGGGTGGAGAATATCTCCATATTAGATGAGATCAGATACGTCTGTTATCTCTAGCCGACTAATTTCCACTCTAATTTAAGGCTAATAAATATAAAGGAATTATTGTTTATGGAGGGATATAGTGAACTTACAGATTTAAATCATCTCTATGATTCCTACAAAAAGTCTAAAAATGGCTCAGATTGGAAGTCTTCCGTTCAAATTTACGAGCAAAATTGGCTTATTAATATTGTAAAAACAAGACAAGAGCTTGAAGAAAAGACTTATAAGCCAAGAAAAGGAAAAGAATTCACAATAAGAGAGCGCGGAAAGATAAGATATATTAGAAGCAATCCATTCTATGATAGAGTCATACGAAGATGCTTTTGTGATTATGTCTTAGAACCAGCTTTATACCCATATCTCATTCATGACAATGGTGCTTCTGTAAGAGGGAAAGGAATCGGATTCACAAGACGTAGATTTGAGCAGAAGATCCATGAGTTTTACAGAAAGAATCATGGAAATGATGGGTATATCCTAATCATTGACTTCAAGAAGTATTATGATTCCATACCACATGATAAGCTATTGGAACAAGTGAAAAAGCATTTAACTGATGCCGATTGTATTTGGCTTATCAAAACAATTCTTAAGAACTTTGAAATTAATAGTAAGCCAATATCATGCGGAATAGGAGATCAATGTTCTCAGATATTTGGAGTTTATTTTCCTACAATTTGGGATACGTTCTTTAAAGTTGTAAAACATATTAGAAACTATGATAGATATATGGATGATTCTTGCATTGTTCATAAGTCAAAAGAGTTTCTAAAGTCTCTCTTGAAGAAAGCTATTCTTGTTGCAAACAAACTTGGTATTCACGTCAATACTCGTAAAACACATATTTATAAGCTATCTAGAGGGTTTACTTTCTTACAGATTCGCTACAGACTCTCAAAATCAGGTCATCTTTGCAAGCGCATGAATCCAAAAAGAATTTCTTCATTTAGACGAAGACTTAAGAAACAATTTGTGCTCTGCATACAAGGAAGAATGAGTTTCAAAGATGTAGAGAATGCATTTAAATCTTGGATAATGTCATTTAAAAAGATCCTCTCCAAAAGAACACTTTGTAATCTATACAACCTTTATAGCGAACAATTTGCACATGCTTTCACTCTATATGGAGGTGCTTATGGAAGAGAAGCATACAATTGTACTTAGTAATGGAAAGTCATACGAAGCTACATTAAACGGAAATAATTATATTTTTGATACTGTAGTTCCTAGTGACGCCTTTACAAACGATACAATTAAGAACATGAAGATTGATGGCGTTACCACAAATTTCGATAAGGTAGTCGCGCACTTTATGGAAGATGGTAAGGACCATGTGATCTTCGGTAACTTCACATCAACTGATATTTTAAGACAGAGAATTTCAGATCTTGAGTCTGCAATTGCTCTTAGTATGGGAGGTGTATCCTAATGCCAATGTTTATTCTTAGGATTATTGCTAGGAATGCAAGGGAAAGAATTAATAGTGGTGAAGATGAGACCACAGTTATTAATTCTTATACCAAACTTTCTGATACCGACAAAGAGACAGTAAAGCAGCTTATTCATTCTCTGCCAATGTAACATTCCAAATGGTAACTAGAATCATTACTCAATATGAGTAGTGGCTCTTAATTTTTACTCATTTCTTACTGCTTCAGAACAAAGCAGAGAAAGGTAACCTTATGGAAAATTCAAATTATTCTCTTGGGGACATTGCCGCGATGCTTGGTAATCGCTCTGGCTTCGGCAATGGAGATGGTCTTGGATGGCTGATTCTGATCTTCCTGTTTTTTGGAGCAATGGGTGGCGGCTGGAATCGGAATCCTGGTCCTGCAGTTCCTCCGAATGTTGCAACAGTGACTGATGTTCAGGGGATGATTAACAATCAGACTGTAAATACTGGCCTTAATAACATTGCGCTTGCTACTGCTGACAATAACTATCAGACTGCTCAGCTTATCAACGGTCAGACGAATATTCTCCAGCAGCAGAACCATGCAAATCAGATCAATGCAGTGCAGGGATTCAATAGTGTGAACCAGACACTCCAGGGCGGCTTTGATGGTGTCTCTCAGCAGCTTCAGAATCAGACGAATCAGCTTGCAATGCAGATCAGTCAGCTTGGTTATCAGATGGATCAGTGCTGCTGCAGCATTAAGACGCAGATGCTTCAGGATCGTCTGGAGGATAGAAACAGAGAGCTTGGTGTTGCTCAAAATGCCATCAATAACGCTCAGCAGACTCAGAACATTCTGGGAGCACTTGGGAGATTTGTTGCCTGGACTCCTAGTGGATCTCAGGCAGCCTCCTCTACAGTTACCACTGGATGAGCATAAACCAGCTGGAAAACTATCTCTGCGACGAGCTTAATGATGCTGAAGATTATGCAAAGAAAGCACTCTGGCTGAAGAAAACCTCGAAAGAAGATTCAGACAAGTTCTTGGCTATGTCAAAAGAGGAGTTGGCACATGCCAAGAACTTTTTCGAGATGATTCAGAATCCAGATGAGCACATCGTAAGCTATTACTCCAAACGGGTAGCAGAGATTACGATCATGCAGTCACTTTAAAGGCTAGGGAGGGTAAAGAGTATGCCACCTTGGCTTAGTACGATAGTTGCAAGCATTGCATCAGTGTTGGTTGCCGTGATCTCGTCCTCATGGTTCTCCAAAAGAATGATGAGAAAAGATATTTTAGATGAGCTCTCAAGACGCCTTGATAACGTCGATAGTGCTTTATCTGAAATGGCAAACAACGACGCTAAACTTAAGCAAGCCAATGTGGCACTCTTACGAGATAGATTCATGTTTCTTAGCAAAAATGCTATCAATGAAGGATCTATCACGTTTGATGAACTCCAGACAATTAAAGATCTTTCTGTTCCTTATTTCGAACTTGATGATGTCACTGGAGAAGGAAAGGTCTTGCTTAGCAAAGTTGAGCAACTACCGATAAAGAATTGACGATCAAAATGGAGTGTAGGAGGTGTTACTTATGAATCCGTATAATCCTTATAATTTTGGGATTCCTGCTTATGGCTATAGTCAGTTTAATCAGCCTCAAACGCCAATGCAACAGGAACCTTCTATTAAAGTTCCTCAAGTACATGGTGAGAATGGTGCAAAAGCCTATTCTCTTCCTCCGAATTCTTCGATTCTCTTAATGGATGAGACAGATTCCATTATTTGGGCGAAGATGACGGACGGCGCAGGTTATCCAACTTTGAAAGGCTTTCGGATTGTTCCAATGGATGATGCCGAGATGAAAGAGGAAACCCCGGTTTACGTCACAACAAAAGAATTTGACAAGTTAGCTGACAAAGTAAACAAGCTTGTGAAAGATCTTGGAGGTGAGAAGGATGAATAATCCAATTCTTGACATGTTCCAAAGAAGTGCATCTTCCACTCAAACACCTGCCTCGAATCCTTTGGATGGGGCCAAGTCTTATGTTTCTTCTCATGGTGGAGATAGTAAGACTGCTTTTATGAACCTCTGCAAGGAGAATGGTATTAATATGCCAAATGTTCAAACTCCAGAGGAGGCATTTAATATTCTAAAGAGTCAAATTAATGTTGGAAATGTAATTCAGAGACTCTTTGGAAGATAATTTCACTAATAAGCCCTTTATAAGGGTTTATTCAATACACTGGCAAGAAATGAAGTCGCACTCGTTTCAAGCCTTAACACTCACATTTATAGAAAGAGGTAACAAATTATGGCAAGACTTACATGGGACGGCACTGGAGAGAAGATTTACTCTCTTGGTGTTCAGAATGGTGTTCTGTATCGCCTCAATAAGGGAGTTTATGACAAGGCTGAGGCTTGGAATGGTCTGACGTCTGTCACGGAGTCTCCTTCTGGCGCAGACGAGCAGAAGTTCTATGCAGATAACATTCTGTATGGATCTTTAAGAGGTGCAGAGGATTTTGGTGGCACGATTGAGTGCTATACCTATCCGGACAGCTTTGCAGAGTGCAATGGTGAACTTGAACTTGTGCCGGGCGTCAAGGCAAATCAGCAGCCTAGGGCACCGTTTGGTCTGTCTTATAGAACGGAGCTTGGAAATGACGAGGCAGGCATGTCGTTCGGTTATGAGCTTCACCTTGTCTACAACGCAACGGTCTCTCCTTCTGAGCTGCAGTATCAGACGATCAATGACTCTCCGGAAGCTGGAACGATGAGCTTTGAGTTTGCTTGCAATCCTATTCGTAACACCTTTGGCAAGCCGATGAGTCACATGGTTATCAACTCCACTAAGGTTGATGCTGAGAAGCTCAAGAAGTTCGAGGATATTCTTTACGGCACTGATGGTGCTGATTCTGGTACTGGAACGACTGCAAAGCTTCCGCTTCCTGATGAGGTTGTGGCCGCGTTCAAGGCTTAAGTAACGTAAAAAATTGAAAGGAGCATATTATGTATAAGATTCACGAGAAGTATCCGGATTTTGATGGAAACATGATTGAAGGGGATTTCTACTTCAATCTTACAGAGGCTGAGATTACTGAGATGCAGTATGGTGTGTCCGGTGGCATGGTAGCCATGCTTCAGAAGATCATTGGAGCAAAGTCTACACCTGAGCTTATTAAGTACTTCAAGGATATTATTGTCCGTTCTTATGGCGAGAGAGATCCTGATGGCATTCACTTTAGAAAGAGTCAGCAGATCATCGACGACTTTGTTTCAACCAATGCTTATTCTCAGATTTACATGAGACTTGCAACAGATGAGAAGGCAGCTCAGGAATTCATCAACGGTGTAATGCCTAAGAAGAAGGAAAACACCATTCCATTTCCGGAAAATAAGCAGTGAATCCGAGGTGATGTAAAGAATGCTCAGGATAAAAATACCAGGTGGTGAATACTTTGACAATGCCAAAGGAGAATTCTACAAAGTAAAGGATTATAACTTGCGTCTTGAGCATTCTTTAATATCTCTTACACGTTGGGAACAAAAGTACAAGAGACCATATCTATCCGATAAAACAGGACCAAAAACCTTAGACGAAACCTTGTACTATTTCTATTGCATGTCACTCGATCAATCAGTTCCTCCTTATATTTTTCAGAAGCTATCAAATGAAGACTATAACAAAATCATTAATTATATCAATGATCCAATGACTGCAACAACCATTAAAGAACACCCAAGTAAGAAAAGACAAAAGCCTATAACTCTCACATCTGAAGTTATATATTCTCATATGGCAGAATTTAATCTCCCATTTGATGTGTGTGAAAAATGGCATTTAAATAATCTCCTAACACTTATTAAAGTGTGTAGTGAAAACAATACACCACCTGAGAAAATGAGTAAATCTCAAACATCAAAATATTACTCAGAGCTAAATAAGCTCAACAAAGCAAGGTTTCATACGAAAGGCTAAAAACTATGAATAATTATAGCTGGAATTTAGGTCTTGACGATTACATCGAACATGCTGCAACAGGTAAGGCCCACTATTCCAAGAACTGGGATAAGGCAAAGCAGGATGCTTACAATAAGGCGTATTACATCAAGAACAAAAACAGGATCCTCGCAAGAAAGCAGCAGCTTAGAGCGAAACAGGCAGGAAAAGAGTTAAATTATATTTCTAATCAGGCAAGTCGTATTGCCAGAGATACTGCAAATGAAATTAGTGATGCAGTAAATAGGGATTATGCTGTAACGAAGTTTAGAAACGGTGTGAATGATCGTATTGACGCGGCTAGAGATACTGCAGAAAATCTTTCCAATAGAGTAAACTCCGGTGTAAATAGGGCCAGATCTAATGCAAGAAATAATATTGACTTAGCCAGATCTAGAGTAAACTCTGGAATTAATTCCGCAAGAAGAACTGCAAATAGAGTTAGATCTAACGCTGAGAATGAGTTCAATGATATTCAAAGAACTGCAAGAAGAACAGCTAGTAGAACGAAATCTAGAGTAAGAAATAATGTTGATTTAACTAGATCTAGAGTGAATTCTGGTATCAACTCTGCTAGAAGGAAAGTGAATTCTGGTATCAACTCTGCAAAGAGAACAGCCAACAATGCTAGATATAGAGCTGAGAACGAAGTCAATGATATTCGGAAAACAGCAAATAGAACTGCAAACAGAGTTAGATCCAACGTAAATAATAATATTGATTTGGCTAGATCTAGAATGAACTCCGGCATTAATTCTGCTAGAAGAACTGCTAATAATGTCATGAATGAAACCAGATCTAGAATGAATTCTGGGATTAATTCTGCTAGAAGAACTGCTAATAATGCCATGAATGAAACCAGATCTAGAGTAAATTCTGGTATCAATTATGCAAAGAATAGTGCAAATAGAGCAAGATCTAACGCTGAGAATGAAATCAATGATATTCGGAGAACCGCATCTAGAACCGTAAATAGAGCAAGGTCTAATGCAAATAATAATGCTGACTTAGTAAGATCTAGAGTAAATTCTGGAATTAACTCTGCAAAGAGAACTGCTAATAATGCAATGAACGAGGCCAGATCTAGGGTAAACTCTGGCATTAATTCTGCAAAGAGAACTGCTTCCAATGCTAAGAGATCTGTATCCAATGCTGCAAGAGATGCCGAGAAACGAGCAAGACAGACTAGGAACAATATTGATGCTGGAATCTATAGTGTTCAGTCTGATGCAAGAAGTCTTAAGAATAAGGCAAGATACAAAAAGGATCTTGCAAAGATTAATGCTAGAAACACTGTAAGAAATGCTAAGTATAGATTAAATAAGGCACTTCATCAGCCGAAGATCATTACAAATACACCTGTTGATAATCTTAGGAATAGTGTCGACAATGTTAATAAGAAACTTAACAAGAAGACAAATAGGAAAAAGAATAGCGTTAAAGATCTTGGAAGAAAGAAGAACATGTATATCGTCTAAATAGCATCATTGGAGGACTCTCAAAATGGCTAGAGGAATTGTGGTACAAATGTCTGAAAAAGGGGATTTTAAGAAAACTTTTAAATTCCTCAAAGCCATGCAAGAGAAAAAGTTCCTTTCCAATTTAAATAAGTATGGTGAAAGAGGAGTTCAACTTCTTTCAGAAAATACTCCAAGAGATACAGGGCTTACTGCTTCATCTTGGTATTACAAGATAGAAGACGATGGTGAGACTTTAACACTTACTTGGTACAACAGCAATGTAAAGAAAGATTATTTTAATGTTGCACTGATGCTTCAATATGGTCATGCAACAAAAAATGGGGGTTGGATTGAAGGTATTGATTATATTAATCCAGCCCTCAAACCTTTATTTGATGAAATGGAAAAAGATATTTGGGAAGAAGTGAAATCACAATGATATTCCCAAATTTAACACAATAGAGAGGAGTTGTGAATACATATGGCAACACAAGTTGATCAAAGAGTTGTGCAGATGCAATTCGATAACAAACAATTCGAAGCTGGTATTCAGGAAACTCTGCAATCTCTAAATAAATTAAACGATACCATTGAAGAGAACACCAAGAAAACTGGAAAAGAGATGTTCTCTGGAATGGAAGGTCAGTTATCCAAGGCGAACTCTTCTTTTGATCAAATGAATAGTTCTCTTGATGTCATGACCAAAAAGTTTTCTACACTTGGTACAATTTCTGATCAAGTTCTTCGTAATATTGGAAATTCCGTAAGCAGCTTCGTCCATAAAGGACTCTCCATGATCACGTCTGGTCCAAGAGAAGGCTTCAAGGAATACGAAGACATGATGGGATCTGTTCAAACCATTATGGCTGGAACAGGAGAATCTGTTGAAAGAGTAAATAAAAAGCTTGATGAGTTAAACAAATACTCAGATGATACCATCTATAAGTTTCAAGATATGACTTCCAATATCGGTAAATTTACGAATCAGGGAGTTAAACTTGATGATGCAGTGGCTGCCATTAAAGGTATTGCTAATGAGGCCGCTATCTCTGGAGCAAATGCACAACAAGCTTCTCATGCTATGTATAACTTTGCTCAGGCACTGTCTTCTGGTTATACAAAACTCATCGACTGGAAATCTATTGAGAACTCTATGATGGCTACCGTAGAGTTTAAGAATACGCTCCTTCAAACAGCAGAAGCACTTGGTACAGTTAAGAAAGTTAGTGGTGGTTACAGAACCGTAACAACGAACATGAAGGGTGATATTTCAGAACTCTTCAATGCTCAGAAAGGTTTTAATGATTCTCTTCAATATCAATGGCTTACCAATGATACCCTGACAACTGCTCTTAAACTTTATGCAACAGACATAAGAGATTTAACAAAAGTAGAGCAAGAGAATTATGAGAAGAGACTTAAAGCTCAAGGATTTACTGCTACTCAAATAAAGCAGTTTGAGCAACTTGGAATGAAAGCTGCTGATGCCGCAAAAGATGTCAAAACATTTTCCATGTTGGTGGACACCCTTGGAGAAGCAATTGGATCTGGATGGACACAGAGTTTTAGAACTGTCATTGGTGATTTCGAAGAGGCAAAAGGGCTTTGGACTGGAATCTCTAACATTTTAGGAAATGCCATCAATAAAGTGTCTGACTTTAGAAACTCTATGCTTGCTGTCTGGAAAGCAGAGGGTGGAAGAAAGGAGATGCTCCAATCCATTGCTAATATTTTCAATGCGATTTGGAGTGTTTTAAAGCCAATAGGAGAGGCTTTGCAAGAGGTGACAGGGTATGTTCAAGGATCTGTAAACTCTGCAAAAGGACTCATGGCTATTACAGACTTTATTGAGCGCTTTACTAGAAACCTTATCCTTACCAAGGATCAAATGGCGGATCTCAAGGAAGTTGCTAAGACAACGTTCTCTATTATTAAAACGGGTCTTGAAGTAATCCTTGCTTTTAGAAAACCGATTATGTCCTTCCTTCTTATCACGACTGCTATTAAAGCATTGCAGTCTTTGTTTATGGGAGGACTTGGCCTTAATACAATTATCTCATTATTTAAGATTATCTTATCCTTCAATTTGTTAAAAACAGTTCTTGGACTTAATAAGAGCTTTAAGGATACAGGAGAAGCAGTTGGAGGAGTATCTTCTGTAATTAGCTCTCTTATTCAAAAGGTAGAGCCAATTATAAAGAAACTTTCTTCTTCTAAAGTTATCCAAGGAATTGTGAAAGGTCTTAGAGTTGCTGCAGCAGTTCTTCAGACAGTAGTTGGAGCTGCAATTATTGGTATCTCTTTACTCATTCAGAAGATTAAATCCATTGATTGGAATGGGGTTAAAAAGAATCTTTCTGCAATTGTCACTGTTATTATTCAGATGAAAGATAGTATTGTAAGTTTTATCACAAAACTTGCAAGTTCAAATGATATTTTTGGAACAATAGCAAGAGGTCTTCTCATCGCTGGAACAGCAATCTCTTCCTTTGTGAAATCTATTTTCTCTCTTGCAAAAGGAGAGATTAGCTTAAATGATGCAATTAACAATGTAAAATCTTCCATATCTTCAATTATAAACAAGTTCTCTAAGCACTCCGAAACAGTTGGATCCTTTGGAGATACTATTGGTGCTTCTGCAGATAAGATGGGTGCTCTTGGAAAGAAGATTGAGAAGACAACCCCCGCACTCCAAAAGAGTCAATCAATCTTTGCCACAATTGTTGAAACTCTTAAGTCTTTTGCACTAAATGCAAGTAATGCTGTGAAAGCTGCTGGGCAAACTGACACTCTTGTCGGAAAGTTTATTACTAAGATAAATGAAATGGATTGGCAGCAGATCCTTGCCTTTGGATATATCTTGCTGTTTATTCGTTACTTAAAGAAGTTAACAGATTCCTTCCAGACATTTGGTGATGCTTTTGATACACTTGGAGGTTCTTTAAAGAAGACTCTTGGTGCAATTAGAGGATATTTCGTACAGCTCACAGCAATTAATGGTGCAAAGACATTTAGAAACATTGCAATTGGCGTTGGTATTCTTACAGCAGCACTCATTGCACTTTCTGTTGTTCAAATTGATCCGGAACGGTTTGAAAGAGCAGCAGCAACGATTGCTCGTCTTACTATCACAATCACTGGTTGTGCAGCAGCTCTTGCATATTTGACAACGGTTCTTTCTAGAAAGGTTAATACCAAGGGTCTTGGTGCTTTTACACTTGCCATGACTTCCTTTGCTGGTGTACTTGCAGTTCTTGGCATTGAGCTTGGTGTTACTACAGTTGCTGTAAATGTGCTCTACAATCACATTCAAACTTGGCAGGAGTTCCTTGCAAGAATTGTCGTTCCAGTTGGAATCTTGGCAGCTGGATTTGCAGCACTTATTGTCGTGATGGCAACGTTTGCTAAGTTTTCTGATAAGATTTCACAGGCTTCTATTTCCATGCTCAAAATGGCAGCTGGCATTGCAGCTCTTGCAGCTTCTATTGTCTTTATGAATATGGCAATTAAGATTATAGTTGTGCAGGCAGGACTCTTTATGCAAGAGATGACTGTTATTGGAGGATTGATATTCGCTCATATAAAAGCTCTTCAAGCATTATTTGGAGAGGTTGGAGGAATTGTTGCATTTCTTGGACAACTTGCAGGTTCAATTGCTGCAGTTGTCGTTATTTTCATAGGATTAAAGGCAGTTGTTAATGCCTTTAATGACTTAACCATACAGATAGCAGCATCGATTGGACTTTTATCTCTATCCTTAATTGGAATGAGCGTTGCTATCTCTGTTCTTAGCACACAGCTTGGAAATCCTATAAAAGCACTTCAAGGACTTGGTATTGCTCTTCTTGGACTTGTTGGTGTACTTACAGTCCTTTCAATTTTTGCATTTTCTGCCGGAGTTCCAACCTTAAAATCCATTGCTACATCTTTGCTTGCTCTTTCTGGTGCGTTTATTATATTTGCTGCAGCAGTAACACTTTTTGGAAAAGCTGACTTTTTTACGATTGGTAAGGGTCTTCTAATTATGGCTGGTGGAATGTTTGCCGCAGCATGGTCCATTAAGATTATGAATGGTGCAGAAGTTGGAAAGATAGCAGGTACTATGCTTGCTCTTGCAGGTGCTATGTATATTCTTGCACCTATCATGGCTATTATGGGTGCTCTTTGGAAACCCATGGCAGCAGGTCTTGCTCTTGTTGCAGGAATGATGATCTCTTTAGCATTTTCTGTCAAGCTTATGGACAAGGCAAAGCCTCTTAATGTTATTCCAATTGTTGGAGTAATGCTTCTTGCAATTCAGATGATGGGAAAGATGGCTATTAATTTAGCAGCCTTGCCTATGGATCAATCCATTGCTGCAGCAGCAGAGATTGCTGGTATGATGCTTGCTCTTGGACTTGCCATTAAGATTGTAGGGGATGTTACAAAAGACATGAAAGGGCTCGACATCGTTGCTTTTATTGCTACAATTGGTTCTTTCTCAGTTGCAATTTATGCAATGAGTCAAATTGTCACTGCGCTTGCAGGTCTTCAGAACGTGGATGCTGCAATAACAATAGCAGAATCTTTGTCCATGATGATGCTTGCAATGTCAGCGTCAATTGCCTTGATTGCAAATATCGTTCAAGGTTTTACAGCTCTTGATATAGGAGCTTTTGCAGTTACAGTCCTTTCATTTAGTGGCGCAGTTGCTATTCTATCACTTGCTCTTGTACTAGTAGCGCAGATTCCAGCTCAAGATTTATTAGGAGTGGCTCTAGCATTAAACGCGACAATGGCTGTCTTTGCAATTTGCATGAGTGTCATGATGACCATTGGTCAAAACATGTCTGCAATTGCATCACTTGGAATTTCTGTAATGATGATAGCTTTTGCTGGAGCAGTTGCTATTTTAGCTGTCTCTATGACAATGCTTGCACAGATTCCTGCTGATAGGCTTACACAAGTTGCTATCGTAATAGGCGTTTTAATGGGAATCATGGTTGCACTAACAGCTGTTGTTGGGATATTTGGAACTGGACTGTCTTTAGCAACTCCAGCAATCTTGGCGTTTGCTGCTGTTATTCTTTCTATTGCAGCAGCGTTTGTTGGCTTTGGAGCTGGAGCAGCACTCTTTGGAGTTGGTATTATGCTAATTACAAAGGGAATTGCAGCACTCCTTCCTCAAGTCACAGCGTTTGTAACTGCAATGGCAGCACTATCCGATCAGGCTGGAAGCCTTGCACTCATGGCAGGAGCATTAACACTGCTTGGATTGTCACTTATTGCAATCGGAGCTGGTGGCGGTATTGCGGGAGTAGGATTATTAATATTTGCTGCTGGACTTGGTGCTGTCTTACTTGTAATTGTCTCTGTTGCAGAGCAGGTAGCTGGTTTTCTTATCTCCCTTAAAGAGGTATCAGAAGAAGCTGCACAATGGGGAATGGATCTTGCACAGAAGCTTGCGGATGGTATTTCTGCAGGTATTGATCTTGTGAAAAATGCTGCATCAAGTATTGCAAGCGCGATTGCATCATTCCTTCACTTCTCAACACCTGATGAAGGACCTCTTGCTAACTCTGACAGTTGGATGCCAGATTTTACTTCAATGCTTGCAGGAGGACTAGAGGCTGGTGTTCCTAAAGTGAAAGCCGCATCTTCTGATATTGCAAGTAGCATTGCTGATACATTAAATCCTAAGGATGGTGCAAAGCTTGGTGAGAACTTTGGCAGTGCAACAGCAAGTGGTGTTGCTAGTACATCTGACGATGCTCAAAATGCAGGTCAAGAAGTTGGCAGCGCAGCATCAGAAGGCGTAACAGAAGGAGCAGATGCAGAAAATACTGGCAAGTCCAATATGCTGGAACTTGTTAAAGGTGTTATTTCTGGTGAAGTCCCTGCTTCTACTGCTATGGAAAACTTTGGCTCTATGGCAAAGGATAAACTCTCCGGTGCTTTTGATGGAAATGGCACTGGTGGTTCCATGATATCTGAACTTACGAGTGGCATTGCAAGTGGTGATATTTCTCTTGCTGGTATTACTGGTGGTAATATTGGAGATCTCATGGGCTCCAGTTTCTTATCCAATATTCTTGGGTATGTCTCTTCTGCAAGAGCTGCTATGAGCTCTCTTGATCTTGGTTATGTTGGTGCTGGCACTGGTACAGAAGGAGAAATTAGCTTCAGAACAGGTACCAAAAAGAACAATGGTGCGAAGCATTGGACCAAGGGCAAATGGGTTATGCAAAAAGACCCTAAGACCGGAAAGATGAAGCGAGTTTATCAAAAGGGAAGCTGGGAGAGTGGAGCTAAAAACGATTCTGGCCTTCCGTTCTCTTGGTCTGACTTTGCAAGTAAAGGAGACTCCAAAACTGGATCGCCTAGCACGACTCCTGATCTTGGAGGCAGTGGTGGAGGAGATTCTGGCTCTAAAAAGAAAGGAAAAGGGTCTGGTGGCGGATCTAAATCTGCAAAAGACAATACCAGGGCTCTTGAGGAGTTCCAGAATACTCTTGAGAAGTTTAATGAAAGGGCAATTCCAATCATTAATAAATTCACCTCTTCCTTTGGCTCTATGATGAGTACCGTTTCCGATTCTACTTCTTATCAAATTGGAGCAGAAGGGTTTGAACTCTTACTTTCTGAAATTTATAAAACAAGTAATAAAGCAGATGAGGTCTATGAAGACTCTGAAGAAAAAGGTACTGCTCTTCAGCAAAGGGCGAATGCAATACGAGAAGCCTTTGTGGAAGCGTTCAATAAGATCTCAGATGCAATTAAAGGATCATTAGACTTTTATACAGAGTTTGATAAAAAGACTTCCGACATGATAAAGCCAGACAAACTTATCATGAATGCAAAGTCTCAAGTCGACGCACTGCGAGAATCCACAGACGCTCTTACCTCTCTTGCTTATAGAGGTGTGGACGATGATACACTTGCTGATCTTGGTTCTAATCCTCTTGAGAATTATCAGAAGATCATGGAACTTCGGCAGATGTCGAATAGTGAGCTAAAGGATTTCCTTGGTTATCAAGCCAAAGCTGAAAAACTTGCTCAAGAAGCAACGGTTAGAGTAGAAAATGCTAGAATGGTTGCTTTATATTTGAACAAGATGAAAGAAGATGGTCTTAAGACTTATGAAGAGCTTGATGGGATGACCAAGGCTTACGTTGACACTCTTAGAGAAGAGAACAAAGTCAAGGCAATGGGAATCGCTCTTGATAGTGATGCATATGATCATTCTGGACTTGAGAAAGCATACGGAGAGCTTAAGAAGTATGCAGATGCAGCTGGAATGAGTCTTAGTGACTTGTATGGCTATCTTCATCAAACTATTGACTCAACTAATATTTTAAAGACTGTTATTATTTCAGATGTTCAAGAAGCTTACACACAATTCGACAATGCAATGAGTAAGCTTTCTGAGTATGAGTCTAAGGCAAAAGCATTTGGCTCTGCAATGAAAGATGCCATTGAAGGATTTGGTGGAGCATTTGAATCTCTTGATATTTCTTCTAATGTTACTGGTAAGCAGTTATTATCCAATCTTGAAAAACGTGTTGCTGGAATTAAAGACTATCAATTGGAAATCTTAAGCCTTAGGCAGAGAGGTCTTAACCAGGAAGCACTTCAAGAGCTTATTTCCCAAGGTCAAGGTACTGTTATCGCAGCAGGGAAAATGGGAGACGAATGGATTAAGAAAGTTAATGATAATTACAAGGATTATAAAGAAGCTCTTAAAGTATCTGCAAAGAAACAAGATCTGTTTGAAAAGTATTCTCTGTGGGTTGAAAAGAATACGAACAAAGAATATCAAAATGAAATTAAGAATGCAGAGAACGCTAAGAAAAAGATTACTCAACTCAACAAAGAGTATCAGAATTTAAATCTTACTGCAGCTCAAATGGACGAAGAGGCAACAAAAGCAGCAGATCATGCTGTGAGTAATATTGCCGGTTCTATGGACGATGGAAAAGATGCAGTGAAAGTAGCTGGCAAGGAGCTTGGCGAGACTGCTGTTAGTTCGTTCAAAGATAGTGTAGAAAACGTTACCAATGTTCTTGGTGAGAGCATGGATCTTGGTGAGTCTGGAATATTTGGAAATGCCATTGATGGAATTGGAGATGTTTCCAATGAGTTCTTAATGGCAGCTCTTAACTATCAAGACTTTATTGCTCAGGTTGGTCCTGATAACGATACGGCAAGACAGGCGTTTGATGACCTTGCAACGGCTGCTCAAAATTATGGCATTACAGAAGAGCAACTAGGAGCCATTCTGGAAGATAGAACTACCATTCAGGACGCTCTTACAAATAATATTGTTAAGAATTTTGATAAGGTGTTCAAGAAAGCAACCGAGTCTTCTAAGCTTGTAGAACAGTTTAAGCTTACTGCAAATGAAGTTGGTGATGCTATTAAATCTGTTCTTGATAATACAAATCTTTATGCAGAACTTTCTGACAAGCAAGATCAAATTTCTGGTGATGAACTTATTACTAGAATGAGAGGGAACCTTGATAAAGCTGAAAAAGAGTTACAAAACTATCTTGCTCTTGAGGCAAAGGGACTTAATTCTGGACTTTTGGAACAGCTTGCAGAACAGGGACCTGAATATCTTGCAGCAGCAACACAATGGACGTCTGATCAAGTAAGTAGTGCAAATGCCATGTATGAACGGGCAACCACGATTGGTGATGATGCAAAAGCGAAAGCTTCTCAGCAATGGCTTGATGCGGGTACCATGAATGGTCAAACCTATCAGCAAGCATTATCAGCGGCTATGTCTGATGTTAACGCTCTTGCAACAACAGTTCAGACAATGGTGACAAACTTTAGCACTGTTATTGATCCTGCTCTTATTTCTATGGGTACAGAAGCAGCAGCGCTCTTTGGTCAGTCCATTCAGGCTGCTCTTTCTAATGATACAGAAACGATTTCACAAACTTCTCAAACGACAGCATCAACGATTGCTACCAATATGGCAACTGGTCTTCAAACTGGATATCAGGAGAATGAAGCAGCGGTTGCAAATGCATCCAAGGGGATTGCAGATAAGGCAACTTCTGAAATTGATAAGAAGGTAAATTCTTCTGAAGGTAGTAAGAACGGCAAAGATTATGCATCTTCAATGGTGAAATCTGTAGAAGCTCAGGAAGGCAACATGTTTAATGCTGGTTCCAATCTGATGCAAGGACTTATTGATGGTATTAATTCTAAGAAAGAAGAATTTGATGCTCTTTGTAATGAGATCGCGACTGAGCTGTCATCCACAGTCGCTAGTATGAACCAAATCCATTCTCCTTCAAGAGTAATGTTTAAGCTTGGTCAATTTATGGATGAGGGTTATATTAGAGGTCTTGACTCTAGTTCTGATAGAATTTCTGAAGTTGCAAATAATATTGGTTCTATTGTTGGATCAGCATTAGATGCAGATCTTGGTGCAAATCCTACCATTACACCTGTTGTTGACTATTCAAATATTTATGCTAGTCAAGGTCTTATTTCTTCGATGTATAACGGATCCTATGGTATTAATTTGAATCCGAATCTTGGAAATGTAACAACACCGAAAGATTCTGAGCTTAATAGATTAAATGGAATGTTTGGAAGAATCTCGAATGGAGATGTTGTTTCTGCAATTACATCTTTGAGAGAAGACGTTGTGAATCTTGGAAATGCAGTGTCTAAGATGCAAATTGTTCTTGATAGTGGAGAAATTGCAGGTGCAGTAACAAATGGTGTTTCTCAAAATATTAACAATGCAGTTGGAAGGAGGGAATCAGTATGGGCTTAAATATTGGAGATTTGCTCACGGAAAAGTGTTTTATATTTAATGGAAAAGCCTCTTCTGATTTTCGCCTTATTTGCTCTGGCGGGGGTACCTATGGTGCTCCCAAAAGGGCTTATGATACTGTTCAAATTCCAGGAAGAAATGGATCTTTGCTAATTGACAAGGGATACTATGATGACACCGATGTTACTTACGATGGTGTAGGCTTTATTCCAGAAGAATGGTATCCATTTGATATGGATCAAAGACTTGCAGCAGTAAGAGAATGGCTGTTTGGTCCAATCGGTTACAAAAGGCTGGAAGATACTTGGCATCCAGACGAATACAGAATGGCTTATATTTCACAAGATTTTAGTCCGTCAATGATAGATTCGTTGGAAGCAGGAATGGTGAATATTAAGTTTAATTGTAAACCACAGAGATTCCTGAAGTATGGAGAAATTCCTGTGATAATTGAAAAAGGGCTTACATTATTCAATCCTACTTCTTTTATCGCCTTTCCAATAATTATGATTGAAGGAAAAGGAACAGTTACTATTCAAAATGAAGATGGAACATTTTTGGTAACAGTAGAGTCTGATGCAACTGTTGATTGCGACATGATGAATGTCTATCACGGAACAGAAAATCTCAATTCCAAATCCACATTTTCACTTCCATCTGGACTCGATAAAATGTATCTTGGAAAAAAGAATGTGATTTCCTATTCAGATTCTATTACAAAGTTATCTATCATTCCAAGGTGGTGGAGGTTATAAATGATTCCAATTCTATTTGACAAATCTGCTACTACTTGGACTACAAATGGTCTTGGCAGATTATCAGAGGCAATTAGCTGTAAAGTAACAGAGGAACGAAACGGTGAATATGAACTTGAAATGCAATACCCTGTTTCCGGGCCTCTCTTTAAATATTTACTCAATGACAATATTATTTATGCCAAGGCGTTTGAAGGAACAAATGACGATCATGTAAACCAGCCGTTTCGCATTTACAAGGTATCTAAGCCATTGAATGGTAAGGTTACGGTTTCCGCAAGACATAATTCTTACAGACTTTCTTACACCCCAGTTGGATTTGTTCCATCAGCACAAAGATCTGCCAAGTCTTCTTTATCTGCAATTACTTCTGCAATTAAAGATCCATCTTGTCCTTACAAATTCTCTACTGATATTTCTTCAGCAGCTCTTACCTTTGGTATTGATGCTCCCGTATCAGTTCGATCTGCAATTGGTGGAGACAAAGGATTCCTTGATACGTATGGCGGAGAAGTAAAATGGGATGATTTTAATGTTTCTATTCTCTCTAGTAGAGGGAGAGACAATGGAGTAGCAATTCGTTATGGAAAGAACCTAACGGATTTGAAAGAAGAAGAGAATATTGAGAAGACTTATACTGCAATCTTTGGATATTACAAAGCAGATGCAGAGGCTTCAACACCAGAACGAAAGATTGAAGGGTCTATCATTAAATGCGCCAATGCAGATAAATTCCCCTACATCAGAACTTATATTTACAACTGTTCTTCTGATTTTAATGATACCGTAATGAAAGGATATCGGGTTGGGCAAAACTTCTACAAAGACTCTGAGCATAAAGAAGGCGTTCTTGTAATAAAGAACAACTACTACGAAGACTCTGGAACAATCATTACTGGATATTTTAATGGTTCTAGTTTCTTCACAGACTCTGACAATAAGAAACAAATCAGTCCTGAACTTTATAAGTATTATTCCGATGGAAATACACTTCAAAGAGGTTATATTCAAGGCAATAGTTTTTATACAGATTCCTCTCATGATACATTCATTACGCCAAGACTTAATGTCTATTATGTGGATCAGTCTAAAGACACAAATACCGTTTATATTTGGAATGGAAGCTATTATGTAAGGCAATCTGGTGAAGAATCAGATTACACAAACTATAAAGGCCTTTATACTTGGAATGGATCTAGTTTCCAGTTCTACAAACTTACACAAGATGCGACGAACGAAATTAAGAACTATGTTTGGAGATACAACGGATCAACATACGAGATAGAACAGAACACAATTCCTCTGGTATCAGATATTGATAGATTATCAACCAAGTATATGAATGACCATGATTTTGGTGTTCCTGAAGTATCCATGACCGTATCCTATCAACCGTTATGGGAGACAGAGGAATACAAAGATCTTTATCCAATTGAGTCTGTAAAACTTTGTGATACCGTTACTGTGATATTTGAAAAATTAGGAGTTCATACAAGTGCCAAGGTAACAAAAACTGTCTATAATACACTTCTCAATCGTTATGACTCCATTGAAGTAGACTCCAATTGGAATAAAAACAAGACAAGAGATCTATCTGGAACAATTGCAAATCAGTCTAATACAATCAAGGAAGCATCAAGTGGTGTCTCTCAGGATCTTCGAGAAGTTATTCAAAGGCAAGCAGAGATGATTACTGGTGGACTTGGCGGGTATGTTAAGTTTCGCTATGATAAGAACAACCTTCCAGAAGAGCTTCTTATTATGGACGAGTCCGATTACACCAAAGCAAAAAATGTTATTAGACTTAACAAGAATGGCATTGCATTTTCACAGACAGGATATCAAGGACCGTTTACTTCTGCTTGGACCATTGACGGAACATTCTCTGCCAACTGGATTACAACAGGTCTCCTTACTGCAATTACCATGCAGACCGCTTCTACTGGACTTCGTGTCGTGATTGAAGGTCTCACGTCTGCAATTAAAGGTATGAGTGGAAATGAACTAGTGAACGTTATTGATATGATCAATGGGTCTGGTCCAAATGCCAAGATGCTTTTCGATGCAAAGGAAGGAATCGTTATTCGTACTCCAAAGCTTCAAGTTGTGGGAAAGAGTTTTGGTACTGGTGCAGCACAAGTTAACGATACAAGGAACGATGGTTTCAGTGTTGTAACTTCTGTTGAAAAGAACATGAATGATGGAAGCGGCAGTCAGCATACCACAGAGATTGCACTCAAAGGTGTTGATAAGAGCGAATGCGACGTCTATTGTACTCTTCCTGTTTATCTTAAAGTTGGAGGTAACCAGATTCAGTTCATTGATGGTCTTGCAATTACAGGTACCAAAGAGTGGTCAGAGGTCGTTTAAGGAGGATCTATATGCTAATCGACAGACATGGAAACATTCTACCTGGTTATGTTATGGTGAATGGTATTATTATTGACGATGGTGATTTTGAGGTAGCTCTTGATTATGAGGACACAAATAGTGTGGAATGTAAAAAGAAGGTCAAAGAGCTAAAGAGACTTCTTGAGAAAACCGATTATAAGGCAATCAAGTTCTCTGATGGTGCACTCTCAGAAGAAGAGTATGCTCCTATAAGAAAGCAGCGTCAGGAGTGGAGAGATGAGATTAACAAGTTGGAACCTCAGATCATCGCTCCTACAATTACAAGGGAAGAGCTTGACAAAGCAGAAGAGATTGCAAGGAAGAAGCTATCCAGATAAAGTGAATTTCCCACATGATTTGGTGTCAGATTGATGCTAGGTCATGTGGGATTTTTTATTTCTAGTCCTGTAGCCAAGGTCGGTAAGGCAACGGAATTTGACTCCGTGATCGTTCGTTCAAATCGAACCAGGACTGTTTATAGGAGGCTGGAGAGGATATTTCTCGTCCAAAACTCATGGCCTTTCATTTTTTGCATGACAAATGAGTACAAACGTAGAATACCCCTAGAACGCAAAAAATGGCCGTTTTTAGGCGGTTTTGTATCCATTGGAACAAGTACACACCCAAGCGATAAAGTGGGCGAAAAAGCGGCAAATTTGGCCATTTTAGGGCATTGTAAGAGTATGATCGAGGACTGCTGCAAGAAAGCTGGTGGAGACATTGAAAAGTACCTCTTCAAAGCGGTTACAGAGGGAAAATCCTATGCTGTTCTGAATCTTCCATATCGAGCATTCTTCTATTTACTCGACAAAGTAAGATAACGAAATTTTCATCCCCTCTAATGAGGAGGTGAGAGAATGTATACACTTGATGAACTTAGAGAAGCACAGCTAGCGGTTGTTGAACTAATCGATCTAGAAGAGATCCAAGGGCGTGACTATATTGATTCACTTAGTCATGCAGTTAGATTCCTTCAAGAACCTGAAGTAGATAATAGTTACAAATGCTTTTCGGAAATGTTTGAGAAAGGGAGTTTACTGTTCCCACTGTATCAAAAGATGAAAAGGATGAGTGCTTGATGAAAGTCAGGTACTCTTTCTTTTTTTTTCGTAATTATTTCATGTCTTCTAATGAGAGGGAGAAAGGAGAATTAAATGACTATTGATGAGATTAAGAAACAGTACAATCTTGAAATTGTTGAGTACAGAGTAAGATTGGTTGATGAACCAATGACAACATATACGGATGTCAACTTTATGGCTGAAGAAGTATTAGATCAGTTCAACAAATTCTATTACTACGTTGAATTCGAGGCTACTCCAAATACTTACAAGGTGTTTGAGGAAAGAACGTATTCATACGTATGGGATGAAGATGATGGATGGATCTGTGACGGAAGCGTAGACAATGTTGATCCGCGGATGCTGTTGGACTTAGGAAATCTTGCGATGAAATTCGCAAGTTTCAAAGAGGAACAAAGACTGAAATCATTATAATGGATATTTTCATTCCCTCTCTTTCCTTTTATTTCGCAAGAAAAACAACTCCTATAATAGAAACCTTTAACTTATATTTTTAAGGAGGAGTTATTATGGAAGATATGTTATTTAACGTACATTTTAATTGGTCTGGAAAAGATATTGAACAGATTGCTAGTTTAAGCGAGGTTTATAGGGATGTAGCAAATAGACATTTTGTTGATGTTAGAAATAAAGCTTGTGATGCTTTAAATGACAAATATGATGAATGGAATAAAGAATTTGATGAGATGTATCCTGGTATTATTGAGGATAGATCCAATCCAAATTCGGAGTACATGAAGTATATTTGCAAAAAGCAGAATGAAGTTTTGTCAACTATACACGATAGAATCTATAAACTGCATTCAGATGAAAATGGAGATATTATTGGTGATCTAATAAGTACAGATTCAAGTGTATTTATAACAGTTGTACCAGCTAATGACAAAGCTAAAAAGATTTGCAGATGAGGTTTAAGATTAGAAGTCTTGGAAGAAATTCTGAGACTTCTATTTTTAAATTCACAAGAAAAACAAGGACTATAATAGAAACTATTGAATTACTATTAAGTTACTATTAAGGAGAAAACTATGAAGTATTCAAGTATTTACACAAACGCTATTGATTTGGCAAAAAAGATTGCTGAACTTAATAGTGAAAATGTAAAATATGAAATCAGTATTGTTGACGGAATTGATGGTGAAAAAGTAGTGAAAGTTAGTTATGAAGTAAAGGAGGAGTCCTAACAAGGGCTCTTCTTTTTATATTTCGCGAAAAATACATCTCATATAATGAAGAGAAAGGATTAGGTAGTAAACTAGATCCTAATTGAAAAAGGCATTGTAAAGATGAGAGGATTAATTGAAGGGACAGTATGGCTTAACAGCGTACATGGAGCACAGCCTGAAGAAAGGTCATTTATATTAGATCGGACGATACTCGGCGGACCCTAGAGGTAGCTTTACAAGATTTCTTTTCATATAATTTTTCTTTTTGTTTTCATTTTATTCTTAGGAGGTTTGTTATGCATGATATGAAAGACGAACTAACTTTTTGTTGCAATGTATTCCTGACAGATGGAAAGGAAACTGATGCAATGAATTATGTATCAGTCTTAGAGAGGATCAATGGAATTATTAAAGGACTTGGACTGTCGAATGCTGTAAAAACCGATGTTATTGTGAACTCAGATGAAATTTGTTTGAGAATGAATATTTGTGGTGATAACTATTTACTCGCAATTATTAAAATTAATAACAGTAAGATCATCTTCAAAGATATTTTCGAAGATGAATTTTATGATGCTGTTGGCATTCTAATTCATAAGTGGCACCTTTTAGAAAGTCACAAGTAAATAGTAGGAGGATTATTATGGCTGGAGAAAAACTTGAAGAGTTAATGAAGAAAGATGTTTTAAAAGCTATAGAGGATTGGGATGCTAGAGCCAAATTAATGAAGAAAGATGTTTTAAAAGCCATAAAGCATGGTTAGATGATATTCGTATAAGTAAAAAGATTGAAATTGGTAATATTTGTTGGTGTTATAAAAGAATCGGAGTGACAGAAGACGTTACCCGTAAAGTTATTGCTGAATTAAAAGAAGGAGGATTATTATGACAATTATTATGATGAATGAAGAAGAATTTAAGAAAGAGTTTTCGGATCTTTATAAGAAGTGGAATGACGAAATGCAATCAATAGATCGGGATGTCTTTGATCATGCAGGATGGTTTGATCAGATTAACTCGTATGAAGAGAATGGAGGATTATTATGACCGCTATCGCCACCAGAGAAAATCTTATTGGTTATCGCATGCTTAAGAATGAGCTTATGGAACATTTAGAGTGTTGGAACGAGGAGTTTAACCAACTTGATCCAAACGATTTTGGAAGCTTTGAATCTTTTGAGCTTTATATGGATCAGCGTGATATGGACAGACACATGGAGTACGATTCCATTGCATATTACTATGAAAAGCGTGGACTGCCGGAACATATTGTGGAACTTGTGACATATTTAGTTACGGGGTATCGGCCGTTTAGTTATTAAGGAGGAGAAAAGTTATGATATTAAAAACTTTGTTATTAATTGTCTATGCAGTATTATTTGTTTTCGGGGCGTTTCATACGGCTTGTATGCTGATAGACTACGCAGAAAGCGATGAATATGAAAAATGCTATAATCCATTAAGAGAAATAGCATTTTTGCTGAGGCTCTTTTTATTTATATTTCGTTAATTTTTCATGAACTCTTATGAAGAGGAATGGTCCTCAATACATTTTTATAGGAGGTAATAATATTATGTGGAGTATATTTGGTGTTTTGTTATCGATGAAGAATTTGGCAATTATTATGGAATGTAACACAAATCCAAAGACAGGCGATTATTACACCAACGAGGAAATTAATAGATATTTTGGTCTCCCCGACGGTGTTGATCCATTAATTTATTTGAATAAAATGGAGGATGAAGTGTGGCATCTTATGTGCGAAATTAATCCAAAAACAGATAAATACTATACATATGATGAAATATGCCATGAAATTGGTTTAATAGATGACCGTTCCTGTATCTAACAAGAGAGAGTCTTGGAACAAATTGTTCTGAGGCTCTTGTCTTTTTTCGCGAAATATGCAACCCCTATAATGACGGAGGTCAGAAAGGAGTTTAAGTTATGAGAAACAATAATGATCCTTGGTTTACATTGTATGAAGCATTGAACGTGATTTACAATCCGAGTCAGGAGGCTATGTCGAAGAAATATGTATTTGGAAAGGCTCTTGATGAAGGTTTAATTACGTACATTGCATACAAAAAGATAAGAGATCACTTTGTAGAAGACGGAAGCTGGGACTACTGAAGTCAAGATAAAGAGTTTTGGAACAAATTGTTCTGAGGCTCTTTTCTTTTATATTTTTGGAGGGTCATAAAAATGTTTCTTACAATTGCAAGATTGGCAGGTTCTGTTGCAACTGGAATCGCTTTGAATTGGCTTATTAATTATTTTAGAAACAAAGAAAGAGTTGAAAAATAAAAGTCTTTTAATTTTTATATTTTTCAAGAAAGGGAGTAACGTAAAATGGAAAATCAAATAATAATTAGAGTTGATTCCACAAATAAAAACGACAACATCATAATGACTGTAGGAAGAATAAGAAGGGATCATCATATTGATATTGTCAATGTTTTTCAAGGAGATGAAGCAAGAGAACTTTATGAAAAGTTAATAGCAAATAAATCATCTCTTACTATGAAGGAGTAACAGTAACCTTAAGGCACAATTTGTGGAGCCAACTTGATTGGACTAACTCTGCTGTTACATTAGAATAGCGTAGTTCACCTTCAAATAAGAAATGTTAGTAGTTAAACGAAGGAATGATTGGAGATACAACTGTTGGCTACTGACAAATCTTATTCTATTTCTTTTTATATTTCGCGAAAAATACATAGATCTTAGTGAAGGGATAAGAGGATCAAAGAGGATACCCACGCCTGAGGGACTTGGCCTATGAGAGGAGGCTGTAAAACGAATCAGGAATGTAACAGGTAGAGCTGACGGAGGTAGATAATGCGAGTAGGGAAGCTGGAAACGCTTTGGACATTATTCTTTTATTTTTGTTTTTTATTAAGGCTTTAAGGAGGTCTTGTATATGAATGATACCAATTTGAATTTTATTTTTAATTTATGTGATGACTCTGCAAAAGAGAAGAAGACCTTAAGAAGGGCACTAGAGATGAGCGATCTTGAGAACAACTATAATAAGTACAATGAGGAGCTGAATATTGTATATGATATGTGTGAAGACGTATTAAGTTATGATGGCTCTACAATGAAAGAAAGGGCCAATGCAACGGCTCTTCGGTCCATCGTCATTGATGAAGCCTATAAACTTCGCAATAAGACAATTGAAGAGATTCTGGGGTTGATGTGATGAAAGAACAAGATATTTCCGTATGCCTTCACACAATTTATAAAAGTTCAAATGATGCAGACATTATTTCTGCATATAGAAAGTATAGAGAGCTTGTGGGTCTTCCAAGATATCCCTCGGGATGGAATTATTACAATGGTGACCCAAAAATGCAGAAGGCAATGTACTTAAGTCTTTTAGATGATCTTAAATTGAAAGGATGATTCGATTATGATAATTTTAGCATTTTATTTAGGTGGACTTGTCGTATCCTTATTTAGTACATTTACGACAGAATTTCAAAGAAGCAATAGTGTTAAAGAATTGTGGAATAGTATGCGGCTTGTAATAATTTCTTCTCTATTGTGGCCTGTTGTAGTGCCAATTGGAATTTATTATGTATGTTTTCGTGATCCAAAGAAAGACACAAATAAAGATAATAGATGGAGGGCATATAAGTAAATGAGTGAAGAGTGTCCATGCAGAACTTGTAATGATCGCAAAGTTGGGTGTCATACAACTTGCTCCCATTATGGCACCTGGAAGGAAGCATAACAAAACTTTTACAGATGGGATATTTGTGGATCTCGCAAAAATTTCAACCATTTAGATAGAAAGGAGGTTGACCGATATAGACGGCAGTCATATCTATATCACATCTAAATCATTTCTATCAAAGAGCCATAAAGAAAGGAATTTCTTAGACTCTTTGTCTTTTTTTTTATATTTGAAAGGAGAGTAATTAGTATGATACTTTTCATGTTTTGGCTTGGCGGATACATTTGCTGGGAGGGATGCTTATTTGAAATTGAGTATCAAAGAAACCTTTCTATTAAAGAGTTCTGGTATTCATTTTTAAGATACACAATAATGGGATTATTTTGGCCAGTTGTAGTCCCAATGGGAATATTTGAAATGATAATTAAAGGGAAGTAATAATGGAACTGGTTGTAAAAGACGCTGTGGTTACTATAGAGCCTAAAGGTCCAAATAAAGATACTATTAAAATTAAACCTCTTCAAGAATCTACAATGACAATTGAATTTGGAGAAAGGAGAATATTATGAATAACGCTGAATATGTAAAAAGTTTAGGACTTGAGTTTAAGGATCTCACTGCAAAAATTGAAGACTATTCAGAAGCTGATAAAGTTTACACTTGGGGAGTCTTAAACAAAAAGACCAATAAACGAATAGGGTCTTATCGTTCTTTTGACAAAAAAGATTTTCCTGTAGTTCCAGTAATCATTGGAGAATGGCTCTTACAAGAAGATGCATATGCAAAAGATCAATTTAACAAAAACAAAGATTCCAAAGCACTCTTAAGATATGCACTTAATAAAATTGCAAGGGAGTTTGTTAATGACACTTCCATAAGTGGTAAATTCCTTTGTAAGAATCAATACTCCTATTTCAATAATCTTCAATCATATGTCGATAGAGTTAACAAACTTTTTGGTGGAAAGGATTTATGTGACACCTTCCATGCTCCATTTCTAAATGGAGAGAGAAAAGAAATTTATATTGTGTACGACAGCAAGCGTTATACCTTAGGATCTGCTTGTGGCGAGAAAAGAGAAGTACATTATGACGAAATTAATGAAATTGTGGATAAGTACATGAACAAAGAGTCCGAATTAGTCTTAAAAAATGGACTTACTTTTATTGTAATGACATTTGTTTATGACGGGGCTGATAACGTTGCAATCGACCGCCAAGTATATATTGACAAAGTCAACAAGCTTGTTGGAAGAGATATTTGCGACACTTCTCATATCGTAAATTCCGATGGAGAAAGTATAGGCATCTATGTAGAATGGCTTGGCAAAACTTATCTCTTAGGATCTGTCGATATATCTACTGATTTTAATAGTATGAAGAAAACCATTTACTATGATAGAATTGAAGCATTTGTGAATGCATACATGGAGGATACTGCAAATGAGTGATGAATGTCCATGTAGAACTTGTAATGATCGCAAAGTTGGGTGCCACCAGAACTGCAATCATTATATTTCTTGGAAAGAAGCAATGGAAGCAATTGATAAAAGACGCAAAGAATCTTTTAAAATTGATGAGTCTTTAAGGAGAATTCATGGATGGAAAAAGAAGTCCTAATTGGAGTTTCTACTTCAAATCCAATGGATATTTATGCTTCGACCTGTCAGATAGAAACGACATAGAAGAACTTGATCGTCTAAAGAATTCTGATTCAATTATTGAATACATTGTTACTCCAGTTGGTGAAAGGTTTGCTTGTCTTAAAAGAAATTGATATTTGTTTATTATGAAAGGAGTTTATTATGAATAGTATAGCAGTTGATTTTGGAAACCGTGTGAGATCTCAGAGGGAGTATCTGCAATTTTCTCAGATGGCGTTTGCACATAAGATCGGAAAAACACAGTCTTATGTTTCTCTTGTTGAAAACGGAAAATATTATCCTGACTCCAGTATGAGAGAGAAAATATCGGAAGTTCTTAATGTTAGTGTTAAGTATTTGCTTGGAGAGGAATCTCAAGTGTCCATCACAAAACCTACAGAAGTAACTGTGTATTCTCCATTTGATCCAGATGAAGATCATCGTATTTATGGAAATATTCCAGGGTTCAAATCTGATGATGGTCCGGATACAAAAACTCAGGAATTAATTGATCATTCTCTTATTCCTGAGTCTCCAAAGAAGGATGATATTCCAGACGATCCTGATTGCAAGAAAGTTTTGGAACTGGTACAGAAGAACCTTGATCATTTGTTTAAGGTCACTGGTGATCAGTTCTTTGTAACTCCAAAAACGAGCCTCTATTCAATCTCCGAAATCTGCAAACACTATAAGATCTCTCCTTCTTATCTCTTTGAAGATCACGAGAAAGAGTGGTTAAAGGAAGAAATTGAGAACAAGTATAAAGAGATTGAAGAGATGGAAAGTAAACTATCTACTCTTGAGAAGAATGATTAAATAATTTTTATATTTTTGTTATGAAAGGTAAATCAGATGACAAATCTTGTTTTTGCCAATAGAGTTAAGTTATTAAGAAAGTCTAACAATTATACTCAAGTACAATTAGCCAAAAAGATTGGAGTATCTCAAGGATGGATTAGTCTTATTGAACATAAAGGATTAGTACCGTCGTATCCCGTACTCTATGTACTTGCGGATGCACTTCACACTACTACTGATTACCTTCTTCCAGAAGATCCAAAAGCTCTTGAGATTGCTCTTCTTAAAGAGAAGATAAAGGGAAAGTACAGGGAGATCGAGCAACTAAAAGCAAGAATCACTGATCTTGAAAAGCCTTTAAAAAAGAATAAGTAGTTTATTTATATTTTATAGGAGGTAATTATTATGTTAACTGTTTGCAATGTCGTTCTTCCATCAAAAGAGTGGTTAGTTTCTGTTGCAAGGGGGATGAGAAACTCCTACAACAGTTGGGACAAAATGGATACCACCACCGATACTGAAGATTTTATATTTGGACCAAATGATTATGAGCTTGCAAAGAAACTCGTAAAAGCAGGGCCTTCTCATGCCAAGTTTATGAGGATGATTCCTGTGATATTTGACATTTCTGCACCTCTTTATTGGTGGAAAGAAATGGACACCTACAAAATTGGAACAGTCAGAAACTCTTGCTCTACCATGCACAAGATTACTAGTAAAGAGTTTACATTTGAGGACTTCTCTTATCCTTTTAATAATTATTATCCTTTCAATAACAATTATCCTCGCTTTGATCAAGCGTTTATAAATACTATTGATATTTTAAATGTTTGTAGAGAACAGTATGTAAAAGAGAAAGATCCTGTGCGTAAGAAAGAGATCTGGAATTTTCTAATTGCATACATTCCATCGTCATACAATCAAAAATCCACAATGACAATGAATTATCAGGTTCTTTCTACAATTTATCAGCAAAGAAAGAATCATAAGCTTACAGAATGGCATCAGTTCTGTGACTGGATTGAAACTCTTCCTATGCATGATTTGATTACAGGAGAGTAAACATCGCGAAAATAACATGTCTTTCAATGAAGGAGTAACTAAAACTAAACTTTATTTAAGGAGGTATGTTATGAAAGTGTATACGAAGAGAAGTATGTTTAGAAGTTTTGTTGTAGGTGTTCTGGTTGGAGCATTACTCGTTACAGGAGTATTGATCGGTACTGGTCACTTAACACTTAATACGTCTACTCATACCGAACAGGTTGAATACACATATACGACTGCTGATGGATTGAGTTTTCAGTAAGTGAAACAAAAAGTATGGGCTTTGGAATTTCAAGGTCCATATTTTTTCATTAATGGAGGATTGATTATGAAAGTCGAAAGAATGATGGAGATCGAAACAAATGATATTCATGTTGATGACCGGATTCACGTTGGTAAATATACAGCGACGTGCCAGAATATCTCATCAAGAGCCGCACTATTTCTCTTAGATCAATATATTACTGAAAATAGTTGTTTGCGAGAGGCATTGCAAAGTGAAGAGGTGCTAAATGACTTTGCAGATATCCGTGATCAGATGGTTTCATTTAAAGATGGAGATATGCTCAAGATCCCATATGGCTGCGGCTGGGATAACTCGGAGATTTCTAGGTTTCGGCCGATTTTTCTGATCTCAATGAGAAAGGATGGAGTGCTGTTTATGGAAGAAGTATTTGCAAAATATGAAGATACGGCTGGGAATCTTCACTGGCATGGCACGGAAACAGGAGAGCATATCATTAAAAAGCAAGACCCACTGAGTAATTTCCAGATTCCAGACAAGTGTAAATATTGCGGATACTATTATAATTTCTTGTGCCGTGCAGAACAGTGTATAAAGGATGGTGTTATAACTTAAAATAACACTTTAATTCAGTGATTGTAAAAGCGTCTTTAATTCAGTAAAAATTTTATAGAAATACTCAAAAGAGCGGTTTTATGATATTCAAAATATATTTACCTTATAAATTTCCTATGATACAATAAAAAATAAAAGAGAATTAAAAATATGATTTCATCTGAGGTACTTGTTGCAGCGCTTATGCGGCTCGGGTGGACGAGGTCTGGGAAATTGGCATATATCGCCGACTATGGCCGGCAGAGAATCTTTATAAAGCAGACAAAATAAGGAGACATAGATATGTATTTTGGAAAACCGATCCCGGAATGGATCACCGAACACAGAAATGACACAATCACGCTCGGCGAGATCGTGGATTATTGCGAAAAATCGGCTCAAATAAGCAACGGCCTCGTGAAGAGAATCGCCGATGGTGGGTTCTCCCACGACTACGACCTCAGTGCCTACGCGTTCTTTGTCAGAGAAGGACGAGAGGACAAGCGGGCAATCGATGTCGCTGTCAACATCCTCGGAGAGCGTTATGGTTACCCGGACGACGCGCCTCAGGACGATGATTACATCGACGAAGACAACACAGAGGAGGACTAGTCATGAAAATACTAGTCGACCTTTTGACAGCGATCGGCTTGGTTATTTTCATGATTTCGATGGAGAAGGATAAATGAATAGAAAAGATGAAATGGCGGTTGAGATCGTAAGGAATTACATTATAGAACATACAGATAAGTCTGATCCGATTCCAGATTTTACGGTATATATAGTGCATAAAAGACTATTAAATAAACATCTGAGGTATCTACTTGCTTCAACACTTTCTGATGAGATGTACTATGATTTACTTCACATTGGAAATGAAAACGAGTGGCATTTGAATGTTCTTAAGATCGTAGATAATGTAGTAGTGAAGGAATAAGAAATGAAAGTGAATCGTGTTATAGAAACAGAGACAAACTGCTTTAAAATCGGCGACCAGATTCATGTTGGTCATTATACAGCTACTTGCCAGGAAATTACGCAGATTGCAGCAATATTTCTCTTAGATCAATACCTTGATAAGCCAATGGAAATGAATGCGGTGGACATTAACAATGGAGGATACCTGGAAAGCGATTTACGGAAAAGATTACAAAGTAATGAGGCCATCGATGTTTTTAAAGGCATTCGTTATCGTATGGTTCCGTTTGAAAATGGTGATCTACTCCGCATTCCTTTTGCGGGTGAAATGTTCGGCGATAAGCTACCAGAATGGTACGAGCCGGACGGTCATGAGCAGTGGCCGCTTATGCAGGACCGACGCAATCGATTAGCTTCGCGGCGAGGCAAGTATGAATGGGGATGGCTCCAGAACAAGGAGAAGGCGTCCTCGACGTATTTCTGCGTTGTCAGCAGTCGCGGTGCTGTCGACGGCTGGGCCGCCTCGAGTGCCTTCGGGGTTCGTCCTGTTTTTAAGATCTCAATGAGAAATGATGATACGATGACTCAGAATACTACTAAGAAGAGTGCTCCTGAGAATGAGGAAACTGTTCAGGACGTTTTTGACACATTCAATGAAAAGCAGAGATTTGTTCTGTATTACATTGTAGGTAAGGTAGTTGAGGGTGAGGAAACTATTCTGGACGTTATTGACACACTTAATGAAAAGCAGAGACTTGTTCTGGATTACCTTATAGATAAGGCAGTTAAGGATGCCAAGAAAGGAAAGACATCTGAGTCTAAAAACAATAATATTGAACCAGAAGTACGTACACATTGAATAAAATGGAGATAAAAATAATGAATTTTAATGAAAAAGAGGAACAAAACATGGCACAGAACATTATTGGAGAGAGAATCGCCGGATTACTGAGGGAACAAGGCAAAACTCAAAAAGAGCTTGCTGAACAGGTCGGCACCACTGAGGTGTCTATATCCAGGTATATCAAAGGCGACCGGGTACCGAAGGGTCCTATCCTCGTCAATATTGCCAAGGCACTGCACACCACCACGGATTATCTGCTGGGGAATGAGAAGGATTCTAATGATCCGGAGCTTGAGTACAATTACACACAGCATTTGATTGCCCGGAATGCAAACCGGTGGAGTAAAAAGCAGAAGCTGGACCTTGTGAAAACCCTCTTTGAAAACGAAGATTGACGTCACGGAGGAATGGCAAATGCAATTGGTAGAGAAGATTGATGTGACAAAACCAATGGAATCTAAATGGATTCGTGCAGACTCATTATGGAATAAGATTGCAAATAGTTCGTTTTTCTCAACGAAAGAAAAAGAAAAGATTCGGTTTCTACTTGAAAATGAACCAGGAGTACATGGACATTGGATACACTAATGTAGCATGCTCAAATTGTGGTGCAAAGATAAATCAGAAATGATGTTTTGGAGGAATTCAGGTTATGACTAATGCAGAATGGATGATTAAAAATGGGTATAAGTTCAGTGATTTGTGCTGTTGCTTTGACAGCAGTAGTGGAGATATTATCATTTCTCTGTATAACAAAATTTTAGTAAGAGGAGGGTACGTTCCTTTCGGATGGCTTGATAAAGAGCATGAACAAGAACAGATCCTTAACGATGCAGAGAAGAAGTATTTGAGCGCAGTCATTAAGCCGTTCAGAGATCGAGTACGAAGTATTACGAAAAATCCAAAATTGAATGGCAAAGGAGAATATATAGTAATTAATATTGGTTTCCAAATGATTTTCCCGGATTTTAAATCCAATACCATGTACAAAGGAATGGAACTTGGCAAAGAATACACACTTGAGGAGTTAGGGTTATGACTAATGCAGAATGGATGATTAAGAATGGGTATAAGTTTGGTGATTTGCTCTTTTCCTTTGACAGCAATGGCGATACTGTTATTTCTCTGAATGACAAAATCTTAGTAAGAGGACAGTACATTCCCTCGCTTAAAAGATGGCTTGATAAGGAGCATGAACAAGAACAGATCCTTAACGATGCAGAAAAGAAGTATTTGAGTGCAGTCATTAAGCCGTTCAGAGACAAAGTTAGTTTTATTTGCAAAGTGGATTTTGTAAACTTTGATAACCCTGAAGGATGCGTATACCAGCGCATCGTTATTATTCTTGATGATAGTCCAGAGGTTGTATTACCTCTTTTCAAAAGTGGGACAATATATAAGGGCATGGAGACAGGTAATGTGTATTTTCTTGAGGAATTAGGGCTATAAAGAGAACGGAGGATTTACTCTGGATGCAGGAGCAAGAGAAATTTTAGGAGGATTAGATTATGGGTTACATGAAAGACAAAATTGGAGAACCTGCCATGTATGAACAGATGGCAGAAGAGTGTGTGGAGCTTGCAAAAGCGGCACTAAAAATGGCTCGGATTGAGAGAGGAGAGAATCCAACTCCAGTTACAGCAAGCGAGATGCATGATGCGATTATAGAGGAGTACACCGACATTGTGAACTGTGCTAATGAACTTGAAATCCATTCAAGTCCCACAATTGCAAAGTACAAGATGGAGAGATTTAAGACAAGATGGGAAGAATCACAGAAGGATTAAAAGAGTTTTTGGAGGATTCTAAGTCATGACAACAAAGGAATTTGTAGATAGTTTATCGAAAGAAGAAGTAGAGACTTTAAAGAAACTCTTAAATGCTTATAAAGAGGATAAGAAAGAGAATGATGACAAATCAAGAGATAGAAAGGCTTAATACCCTGAAGAAAATTGCAAGGAGTTTATCTGATATTTCAGATCAGTTTCGTATTCAAAATGCACTTCTCCAAAAGTTGATCCAAAATGATGAGGGTAAAGAGAAAGAAAAAGAATGAATACAATAATCACATTGATATTTTGTCATTTGCTAGGAGACTATGTGTTTCAAAATGATTTTCTAGCAAAGACAAAAGGAACCAATTGGTATCATATGATTGTACATTGCTTCCTATACTGCTTTCCATTCTATATTTTCTTCGGATTAGACTGGAAGCTTTTATTTATATTTGTTACACATGTACTATCAGATACTTTAAAGGCTAGATACCACGAAATTAATTATGCGGCGGATCAGTTAATCCATTACATTGTGTTACTAGTTTATTTGGTGTTCTAAAAAAGGATAAGAATAATATGAAAGAACGAGATTTTATATTTATCATGGTTTTGATTAATATTATTGGTTTAATATTGTCTGTAGTAGTATCCTGTGCGTTACTGAAGCTTGGCAATCCATATAAATCACTGTTTGGTGGAATCTTGATAGGATGGACATCTGCGACTGTCATATGGGAGATACTGGAGTTAATCGTCAACAAATAGTCATAAAGAGTCTTGGAGCAAATTGTTCTAAGACTCTTTTCTTTTATGAAAGGGGAATGAATGTGAAAAAGTTTTTATTATTGTTTAGTGTCATCTTATTTATATTTTGTCCTCTCAATGTTCATGCTGCAAATGTTTCTGTTCCAAGTGGATATGAGAAGTACGGGTCACTTTCAGAAGAATACTATTACAATGACCTGGAGCTTCTTGCATGTCTTGTATGGGCGGAAGCTGGGAATCAAGACTTAAAAGGAAAGCAACTAGTTGCAGATGTAGTGTTAAACCGGATGTACGATCCAAGGTTTCCAGACACCATATCGGATGTCATTTATCAACAGGGTCAGTTTTATAGAGAAGGAGATCCGAGACTTACCAAAGCATTTTACAATGTAACTGATGAATGTTTTGAGGCTGTGCGTCAAGAGGCTCTTGGAGAGGAAAGAATTGATCCAAGGGTCTTTTTCTATTGTGCAGGGTTTTTCCCAAGATACGGGGAGATAGGTTATCAATATGGAGACCATTGTTTCAATTTTTTCTAGTTTTAGGTGCATTGATATTTTGGGACTTTTCTTTGCACTATTTGTGATTACGATCTTAGTTCACATAACAAAATAAGGAGGCAGGTGACAATAAAATGAGTGAGAATGATAACAAGGAAAATGAGCAGAAAAAGATTGATTCTGTTTTAGGAACGCAGTTTGTTAACTTCTTGCTATCACAGAAAAACAAAACTGACAGGCAGAATTTAGCAGATGAGACATTTCATTTATATTCTAGCTTCTGTAAAGCAGGGTTTAATAAGGAGGAGAGTTTGCAGCTCCTCATCGCAATGATGCAGAGTCTTATTGATTCTATATTTGCACAGTGAATAGAAAGGATATGTTATGAATACTTCAAGGATCGCCATTGAAAAATTAGAGAAAAAGAATCTCCACAATGAAATGCTAAATGCTGAAATCTCAGGCACATTGTTTGGTGGAGTCTTGGCAACAAACACAGCAATTGCTTGTCACACAATCGATCTGATTAATGGATCGAATCTTTCTCCAAAAAATAAGTTGATTGCTCATGGTATTAATCTTGGTGTGTATGTAGCTATATCTGTGGCAGCAACTGCTCTTTGCAATAAGAGTCAGGATCGTTGTTACCATTCTACAAACACAATTATTGAGACAGCAAATGAAGGAATTGTTGACGTCACTGTATGTGAGGAGAATAGCTATGGATATTTTCGTAAAGTATCTAACTGACACCATTGATCCCATCTCTCAGGCACATCCTGGGGAGTGGATTGATTTAAGATCTTCCAAACTTATTGCCATTCGTCAGGGGGAGGCTACACTAATTCCTCTTGGCGTTATTATCTCAGTTCCTTCTGGGTATGAGAGCATTCTTGTGCCCAGATCTTCTACATTCAAGAAATATGGGATCATTCAGACAAATGGCATTGGAGTCATTGACCATTTATATTGTGGTCCCAATGATGAGTGGAAAATGCCAGTTTATGCCACTCGTGATACCGTAATTCCAGCTAATACAAGAATCTGTCAATTTCGGATTATCCCTTCACAAGAAGTAACCATTCGAACTGTAAACAATGTAATGCAGGAAAAGTCAAGAGGCGGTTTTGGATCAACAGGAGATTGATATTTATGGAAGATTTAGCAAAGATTAATTTTACAAAAGTTGTTAGCAACAATAAGAGTGCAGTAACAAGAGAGGACATTCTTGAGAAAGCAAGGCAGTGTGTTTGCGGGGATAGAGATATGCAGTATGGATCTCCTGAAGAGTCATTCAAACGCATTGCAGACTATTGGTCTCTTTACATTGATAAGCCGATTAGCCCTCAAGACGTTGCAATCATGATGATTCTTTTCAAGGTTGCACGAGAGGAGAACAAAGACAAAGCTGACAATTGGATTGACATTGCAGGGTATGCTGCTTGTGGAGGTGAAGTCTCTCATGAATGAACTTACGGAGTGGTATGAGATCATGTATTGGGCAAAGATTGTAAATGATCATTCAAAGGGTCCCGTCTTCTTTACATCTGACAAACAGACTAGAGAAGAGATAGATTCCTACAAAAAGTACTATAAAACAAAATCGCAAAAAGTTCATCCTCTTTAATGGAGGTGAAGAAAAATGGATATTTATTTGTTAATAGTATGTTTCTTACCAGCTTTAGGACTTGGAGCCTATGCACTACTCAATGTGATTGTGAATCGTGTTGAGAAGTTACATAAAGAGGTAAAAGAGTTTAAAGAATGGCGAGAATGGAACAATAGCTATTGGCTAGATGAATAACTATTGTGTAAACAGAGTAAGAACTGTGAAAAGTCATGGTTCTTACTTTTTATATTTTTGGAGGTATCTATGAAAGTAAATTTGAAACCAATCAAAGATCATTTACCTGAAATACTAACAGGAATTGGAGTAGGGTCTGAGGCACTTGCAAGTTTCTTTTATATTTACAACAGTAAGAAACTTTATGAAAAGAATCCTAATCCGACAAAGAAGGACTATATCAAAGCATATGCAGCTCCTGTTATTCTCTCTTCTGCAAGTGTCACTGCGATTATATTCTCTAATAGATTACAGCAAAAAGAGAAGGCAAAACTCCTTGCAATGAATGCTGCAATTGTTGCCTCTAGTCTGCAGAGAAAAACATATTCCAAAGAGCTTGAAAAACATGTAGATCCAAAAGAAATACAAGACATTCAGGAAAAGCTCACACAAAGAGATCTTGATGGAATGATTGATGATGCAGTGAAATCGGATCAATTAAATGAAAATAGATTGAACGATGTAAATATCTACTTCTTCCCACAAGTTAGAAAAATGATATTTGCAACGGATGAGGCGCTTTGCGGAGCGGTTCAAGCACTAAATGAGGAACTTTCTGTAAATGACTTTGCCTCGTTTGCAGACTTCTTCTCATTCATTGATCCAAATGATCATCACTATGACGATCTTGATCAGCTTGGATGGATGTATATTTACGGAATGGAGATTCAAATGTATAAGAGAGAAGTGCATGGATTTCCTGTAACTTATGTGAATTTCGATACCGACCCACTCTACTATGAGGAATGGGGAATGTATTACGACTGGATCAATAAAGTTTCTGAAAAAGATAAGAATGAAAAGAGTTTACCATTTTAAAGGAGAATTAAAAATGAGAGATAAGTTTTATTCTATGTATATCACTATGAAGTATGATGATAATGCACTTCTGTGTGACAAGATTGAGTATGAGATGACCAATTGCAAGATTCTTTTTGAGTACTTAAGACTTCGAGGTTGTAATGGGGTATACACAAGAATTCTCAATCCTACAGAAGGACTTGTGAAGGTTGTCTTCCGAAAAGGTCATGCAAATCCTTCTGACATTATTAGAGAACTGAATCAGCTTTCTAAGGATTATGGTTGGACTGTAAGGGAGGTGAATAATCAGAATGGAAACACAGAGTCTGAAAGCATTAGCAAATAAGTTATATTTTTATCATGAGGAATATTTTTTCGGAAAAATAGAGGGAAAAGATTATTCAAAGATAGAAGATGATATTCGTAGTCAGGTTCTTACAAATTATGGAGAACCTGGTGTTAATGAGTTTAATAATATGTTTGACAAGTTAGTTCAAGAAGGAGATAGAAAGAAATTCTCTGGTAGATGAACTGTTAAAAAATCATACCTCCTAGTGTAAAGGAAGAGATCGTTTTTTACAATAAGGAGGTTTTTATGAAAGTTTTAAAGATTCTTTTTACGTTAGCTGAGTTTGCTGCAGCTATTTGTTTGATAGTCAAAGTATCACTAATGATTACAACTAACATGTCACCGCTACAGATATTTGCGATTATTAACATGTTAGCTGGAGTATTTGGATTAATGTTTGACATAGGAATTAGAATAAGTAAAGCATTAACTCAGCACTAATAAAGAAATAAACTTTTAGGAAGAGATTAGTTATTGGAATTTGATTTAAAAATCTCTTCCTTTATATTTTCACTTTAAAAAGGAACGAACAATGAAGATGATGTATATTTGTGCAGGAGGCGGACAATGCAAGAAACCATGTGCACCAAACTGTCACTACACTTCAAACTTTTTTCATTCAAAGCTTTATCACGAACAAGTAAAACCTAATAAACCAATTTCTTTTATATTAGATAAGTATGGAGACTGGTGGGAAGTAAATTTTGATTGGGACAAAAACCTTCCAGAGACTTTACGGAAAAAGCCAGAAGAACTTATCTCTTACACCTATGACCAAATCATTCAAGGCGAGATTGCAAAAAGACTTGGAGAAAAGAAATGAAGAAATACTTGCCTGAGATTGTAACTGGTATTGCAATAGGGGCTCACGTTACTTCTAACATTCTCTTTGTAAGAGCTGATAGATTATATTTAGAGGATCATAAGAAGACGCATTTCATCTTGCCAGTTGTCATGAGTGCTTCTTCCATTGTTTCTATCCTATTAAGCAATAGACTCTCCAGTAAAGAAAAGGCTTCTATTCTTGCTGCTAGTTCTGCAATTTTGACGGAGGGGTTGCTGAAAAAGAGAAGGAATGAGAATGATATTTTGGATGTAAATCTAGAGGAGTTAATGAATGCCGCCGATGCAGTGAATCAGAATGCACTAGATCCTCCGGATGGGGTGAATGAACTTATTTACCTTCCAGACTATGGAATTATATTTTGGAAGGACATCTCTGAAGTTATGAGAGCAGAACTTGATTTGAATGAATGCTTTCACAATCAGGGGATTGTGTATCTTTCTGATTTCTTTCGACTTTTAAACTTTAGTGAAAAAGATTTTCCAGAACTATTTGAGATAGCAGAACATTATGGATGGAGATTTGATTGGAATGATTATGACAATGGTCTTCAATGCATAACATTCAATAATTTTGAAAGAGTCATTCTATTTAAAGGAAAAGAAATTGTTTGTCACTTTGTCTATTTCAATGATGAAGCACTTCCTATGCATGAATGGGATCGCGTATATGGAGAGGAATAATGGAGCAGGCAAGTAGTTTAGTAAAGAGTAAGGTAAAGGAACTTAAAAATCTTAAAGATTCTCTTTATAGTGGAGAGATCTCTGCAAGAGAGTATCAAGATAAAGAGAAAGAAATTAAAGATGAAGTGAATAAGAAAGAGGGAATTAAGGGGAGTCTTTCATTAAACAAAGAGATTAGAAAACTTGAGATGACGTACTATGCTCCAGACTATTAATCTGCCATTTTTTCATACACTCTAATGGTAGCTAATGTTAACACTTTAAGGAGGTGTAGTATGATTTACATTAGTCCATTTGGACCAAAGCCAAACAAACATTTCTATAATGAGCAGATCGAAAAATTAAAGGAGAAGATAGGCTCATTGGAGGTTGGTTCAGAGGAATGGTGTGCTGCAATGCAGAACTTGCAGACCATCGAGAACCAGAAGAAGAGTCTGGAGCATCGTATTGAACCAAAAGATGTAATCCAGGCAATCACTGGTATTGGTGGTCTTGTAATGTCTGGTATTGGCATTGCTATGACTTATGAAACGGCCAAGATGGCCTATGTCTCTGATGAGGAGATGAAATTAAAGAATGGAGATGTTTGGCGAATTCAGAGTGACTATAGAAATTATTATAGTACAAAAACTAAATAAAGATTAACTAGCACCGAAGGAGATTTTAGGTTGAAAGATCTAAGATCTCCTTTTTCTTTTTGGAGATAACTATGATAAATGAACACAATAGAATTGTAGATTTCTCAAAATGTAAGGAATGCAAGTATTGGCAGGGAGGAAAAGAAGATAACTATGACTCTCCATGCCCTGATTGTCTTGATATTCCTGTAAATGAAGCAACTGATACTCCAGTATTCTTTGAAAAACGCTAAATATTCATGCCTCCTAATGAAGCGTTGGACAATAAACAATTTTATAGGAGGTATGAAATGAAAAAACTAGGTAAAGGATTGCTAATCATGCTTGGAGTAATTGTAGGAATACCGATCGCAATAATACTGTTATTGGTATTATTTGGATTTTTTGGGGCATTTCTTGCAGCTCCTGGTGTCATGATTGCAATTGTCTTGATCCTGCTTGTCATTTCAATTCCGGGTATAATTGTAGGAATTTGTGCAAGCAGAGAGAAAAAGAAGTAAAAAGATTAGGGCTTTGGACTGATATTTGTTCAGAGCCTTATTCTTTTTGGGAGAATGATTATGGAAATGTATTTTAAGATTGGAATTATTGTAGCTGCAATGAATCTTATTTATTTGATACTTAACGATGAGGAGACTGCTAATTGGATTGGTGACATGCAGGAAAATATGTGCAAAGACGAGTTCGCTCGTTTTATAGTAACAGAAGGATTATGTATTATAAGTATCATTTTACCAATTTTCATTTGGCCAGTTACACTCATTAGTAGAGGGTATGAGATTATTTGCAAGTTAAGGAAATCTTAAGAAATTTCATCGTCAAATAATCATGTCATTAAATGAAGGAAGAGAGGATAGGAGATTAATATGAAAAAGACAGTATTATATTTTGTTTTGAGTATTATCGATTTAATAGTTTCTAGTGTTGTAATGATTAAAATTGTTGTATCATTTGGCATAATGTTATCCGCAATTGGTTTGATGCCAATTCTTTGGATATTTGAGTTGTTAGCATATGATGCAATACTTGCTATTAGAGATGGTCGGAAATCGTTTAAGAAATTAAGAAGATAACTGATTTATTTGATTCAAACAAATCTCTTCCTTTATATTTTTCGCACAAAAATCAAACTCCTTAATGAAGGAATAAATGTGCTTTTATTAAAGGAGGTAAAAATGAAAGTAGTGGTTTACACAAAACATTCGAAGAAGGTCATGAAATATTGGTGGATTGCACCACTCACGGCTATTGGAATTGGTTTGATGTACACTGTATGTAAAAAGAAGTAATTGCATATTTGTGTAACAGCAAGAGTCTAAATATTCTAGGCTCTTGTATTTATATTTTTCTTTTAGGAGGTCTAAATGAAAAACTTTTTGAAACCCGTAAACAATGCACTTGCACCTATCTCAAGGTATTACTTAACACATGAGAACGTAATCCTTCCTGCGGCTCAGGTTGGACTATCACTTGCAGAGGCAGCAGTCATCTTTCGGAATGCCGATAAGATCAAGTCTACAGTAACAGATGCCAAAACTTTTATTGCACAGTCTCATTCTAAAGATGAGGTAAATAACATCTACAAAGAGACGCTTAAAACTCTTACTCCTCTTGTTCTTCCCATTATTCTTCTTACAACAGCTCAGATTGTTGTTGCTGTGAAATCTAAGAAAGCAATGGATTCTAAGGATGCAGAGATAAAGAAACTCTCTGATGCAATGGTAGCTGCAAATAATGCTATTGTGACATATCAGGCATTCCAGAAGGAAGCAGAGAAAAAGCTTGGCACAAAGAAGACAGATGAGATCAAAGAGGGAATTGCAAAAGAGATTATCAAGGAGAATCCTGAGAAGAAGGATAACTCCATGATCGATACAACTCCTGCAACAGCGAATGAGGTCTACCATTACTATGATACCTTTGGTGGACGGTATTTTTGGTCAACGCTCTCTCCCTCATCAATTAGGGAGAAAGTTAGTTCTTTGTCAATTAAGTTTACTAAGGAAGAGTGGAATCAGTTTGATGAAAATGGCAGTGCATATGCAACTGTCAATGATATTTATAGACTCATTGACGACAATTTGGTTCTCCGTCAACGTGGTGACATGTTCGGATGGAGTGATGCACAGAAGATGAAGTATGGTGACATAGACGAGAACTTCATTAGTGTTGATATTCACGGTACCGAAGATCCGTCTAATCCTGATTCTCTTATTTGGGTACTTAGCTTAAACGCTTCTCCACTTTTTAGAACAATGGCAAGATGGTAATTTGCAATTATATTTTAGGAGGTTTAATATGAATAAGTATCATGTTATTGGAACCATTTTTGCAGTAGGAGTAGTAGCGATTCCTTTTGCTACCATTACAATCATTGAAGAGATAGATGCCCATAAGAAAAGACTTCAGGAGATGGAACTCAAAGAAAGAAAAGCAAAAGAAGAAAAAGAGTTAAAAGAGAGGGAACTCAAGGATAAAGAAGAGTATTGGTCCACACTATCCTCTGAAGATAAAGTAGCAATTGAGAATAAGAAGCTTGAAGTTAGACTAAAAGAAGCGGATGCAAAGAAAGCGGAAGCAGACATGAAGTCTTCTGTAACTAGCTTTAAGAATGATATTTTGTCTGAAGTAAGAAAAGATGCTATCAGTTATGTAAAGAGCGATAGCAAGGATCTTTTCAATAAATGGGCGACGTCTTATCAGGACGAAGTTGATCGAAAGATTGATAGACTCTCTGATAAGATTGATGATAAGGCAAGTGAAGATGATGTGGATTATCTTAAGAGAAAGATTTCAAGGCTTTCCGATAAGATTGACGATCTTCCAAAAGGAAATACTAATACCTCGTCACCGTCTCCAATCACAATTGCACCCGTCATTAGCAATAAATAACGCAAAAAAATCAACTCTTTATATGAAGAGCAATAGTGCTCTAATTATATTCTTTAGGAGGTAAGTTATGTGGATTTACGGAGTGAAGGATCAGAATGGTCAGGATATGCCTTTAGAGGTCCATCTGTTTGGACCGAAGAAGGAGCCGAAGGAGATGACTGTTGATGAAGCAGCAAAGGAAAAGTCCAAGGCCACAAAGAGAAAGGTAGCCATCGCAATTGGCGGTGCAGCTGCAGCTCTTGGTGCGGTCTTGTTTGGCGTTTCCAAGATGAACAGCAACAAGCAGACTCCTCCTGCAATTTCGGAGGACAACAATAATGGTCTTTTGGAGGCAAATGACGACTCTGATTCGGATGAGACTGTAAACGAGCAGGAAACTGAAGAAGAGTTATAATTCTCGTGAGAGAGGAGTTGTGTAATTTACACAGCTCTTCTCTTTTTCTTTTTAGGAGGTTACTATGGCAGAGAATGAGAACAATGATATTCAGAAATTGGAAGTCAGTGCAACAACCAAAAAGACTTCCGTGATGGGAGACATTGGGAGATATGTAATGGACGAATACATTATCCCTCAAGCAACGGATGTGATGCACGACCTCCTTGCAAAGCTTGGGAGTGGTGCAAATGATGCCTTCCAAGGAGCACTCAATAAGTTCTTCTATAAAGAAGATCATGGAAGAGCTTATAGAGGAAGTTCATCTTCTCATACATCTTACACAACGTATTATACAACACCATCATCGTCTCAGGTATCCAGTAGAGACAACATTGCAAGAAGATCGTCTTCTGAGGTAAGAGTCGTTGTTGTGGATAGAGAAGAAGATGCTAAGAAATTAGTTGGTTTCTTGCAGAACCTCATCAGAACCTATCACGTAGCAAAGGTTTCTGATTTATATTCTTCTTTAACACCAAAAGTCCCCATCGCATTTACGGACTATAAGTATGGCTGGGTAAATGCAAATGAGATTGGGTATCATCCAATCTTTAGTGGAGCAGATCGTGGAAAGTATCAGCTTGATCTTCCCGCACCAATTGATATTTCAAACATTTAATGGAGGAATTGAAAAATGAAAGCAGACATCACAAGAACTTTAAATAAGGCATTATTATTTGGTAAGAAGAACTCTGATAAGATTGAGTTCGTTGTTGGTAATATTTGTGTTGCAGCAGGAACTGTATTCTTGATTCATGATGCTGAGAAGATTTCCGATGTCCAGGTAGAAGTTGCGAATAGACTGGATTTTATTAAGGATGCTGACAACGACCCTGATGGTTGGGAAAGCAAAGAGGAGAGAAAGAAGTACGTCTCTGAAACCATTAAGATCGCTGTGAAGGGTTATACAAAGGGGTGCTGGAAGGGAGTCTCTCTTGTTGCATTCGGAGAGTTCTTACAGTATATTTCTCACGCAACTCTTACCAAGAAGTACAATGTGGTAAATACTGCTCTTGCAGGAACAGCTGCTGCATTTAGTAACTACAGAGAGCGTGTTGTCAAGGATCAGGGGAAAGAGAAGGACTATGAGTATCTGACAGGTGGCTCCATGGTCTCTGTAGAGCAAAAGCCGGATGGAACTGTTACTACAACTGAGGTTCCTCTTCATACAATGGGAGATACAAGAACTTATATTCCGCATTCCTTCTTTCTTGGAGATGTTAGGAACTTCTATTTGACATCTGGTAACAACGGCAATGTTGCAAGAGGGATTGACGATCTCTTAAGAGCATTGAACGCAGAGAATAACATTGCAAAGATTCAGGGCTATGTCTTTGAGAATAAAGTAAGATATGCCATGAATATTCCGGAGACTGTTGCAGGACAGGCAGCAGGCATGTTTTATGAAGAGCCGGATGGATCTACCAATAGACTGTCACTCTTTGCAAGAGGAGTAGAGATTGGAAATCCGTCTCTACTTGATGGGAAGCCGGAAGATATTCTGTTCGAGTTCAAGATTGTCAACACATCAAAAGATGGCAGAATTACAGTAAAGCCACTTGAGGATAACATCTTGGATCGGATTGCAGATGTTGACTCTGCTTCTGGGATTCCGAAGTTTGGGTGGTTTAAGTGCTAAGTTAGTAAGGACGTAAATGGAAGATTGGGCGATTTTGATATTTATTAAAGTCGTCCAATATTTTTAGGAGGTAATGTATGTCACTGGTAGCAAAGATATTATTAGGAGCAGTTGCTGCTGTTACTACAACAGTAGTAGTTGTAGGTGTGGTAAGTAAGATTCAGGAAAAGACTCATAAAGACGATCCTTCTTATAAGTCAATGAAAGAAAAAGCACAGGAGAAGGCAATTGATATTACAACCAAGGCTCTTCTCTTTGCAACAAATCATATGGACGAACTTAAGACCGTGTCTTCTGTTGTAGCATGTGCTCTTCCAATTGTTGAGCTTGTGATTAGTATCACCGAATTTCGATCGCAGAATCGAATTGAGAAAGAAGTTTGCTCTATTTCCAAAAACGTTAGCAGCATAAAAGAAACATTGTCACCTACAACTGAATGGAGGGAATTATGAATAAGAGTACAATTATATTTGGCGTTGGAAGCCTTGTAGTTGGAACGATTCTTGGATACGTAGCAGGGTACTATGCATCCAAGAAAAAGTTTGATGAAGAGCTTAATGATATTTCATTAAATAAAAACAATGAGGATACCAAGGAACCATCTAATGAATCCGAAGAAAAGAAGACAGAAGAGAAGGTCTCTTTTGATCCTTCTAAGATCGTGTCTCCTGGGCCCGCAAAGATTGCAATGCCAGGTGAAGACGGAATTGATTACGTGAACTATACGAAGAAAGTAGAGGAGTTAAAGTACAAATACAAAGATTCTGACTCTACCGACTCAAAGGAAGAAGTAAATCCTGAGGACTTCAAGCAGACCTATGATGAGAGAATTCTTCAGCAGAATCTTGCTGTTTCACAAGAGTTTGAAACTTATAAGAAGCAGAGAAAGAAGAAGTATTATATTCTCTCTCATGGAGTAGATGAGGACTATCCTGATATTTCCTTTGAGAAACAGACACTCTTCTATTTCACAATGGATGATGTTCTAACGGATGAGGAAGGAAACTTTGTTGATGAACAGAAACTCATTGGCAATGATTTAAGGAAGTATGGTTGGTTCATCAATAAGAACATGACAGAGACAACAGTACGAAATATGGAGGATGAGATTGATTATGATGTGAAGAAGGAGTTTACATCATTTGACGATTTCTTCCCTGAGAAGGCGAATGCTCCAATTAATGAGGAAGATGAGGAAGAATGATTGGAAGAGATTACATAGATTGGTTATTTGAAAGGTATGGAACAGTAGGTCATTTAGATCTATTCAAGGAGTTGTCTGAGATAAATTATAGCTGGCAGTTTATCTTGGATGAAAATAGAGCACAAGCAGGACTTGCACTAAGAGATCAGTGTGCATATGAAACAGGGGTCTATCTGTCAGATGTGGCAGATGGCCCTTGTTCTTGTCTTGAGATGATTTGTGCGCTTGGAAGTTCCATGTACGACATGAGTGGGTTTAGAGATCCTAGATATTTTGTTAGGATTTTGCTTAGTAACTTACATCTTGATAGCTTTAAAGATCCACTTTCAGAAAAAGACAGAAAAGAGATAAGAGAAAAAGTAGAAACATGGCTTTCAAGGTCATATGACAAGAATGGCCATGGTTCTATTTTTGACTTTAGAGATCAATCGGATAGAGATGTCCGATCCATGGATGTCTGGAGTCAGATGAATTTATATTTAAATACGTTTTATCCAATTGATGAAAACTTTCTTAGTAGGAGGTAATAGTATGAACTGTGATAACTGCAAAAACGCTGATATTTGCAAGTTTGAGAAAGAGGCAAGAGAATTTGAGACTGCTATTAACAAGCTTCCTCATCCTGAAGTCTCAACTGCGTTTGTAAATTGCAAGAAGTTTCGTTCCAAAATTGATGCAAACATTGTGAAACAGAAGATTATCAAGGAAATCAAAGATGACAAAAGTGTACCTGACATTGCAAAAGAATTTAACATCTCGGAAACAAAGGTCAGATACATTAAGAAGTCACTTGAGAATTAATCTTGAGAAAGGAGTCATGACATTATGTTTGACTTCTTAAAAGTTTTAAAGAAGTATGACAGTAAGAAGCAAAGGTATGTCTATACTCCTACCTTTGTGATTAAGCCAACGATTAAGGATTTAATGGTTCGTGGTGGAAAGTTTTATGCAATCTACAATGAGAACACAGGACTCTGGGAAGTAAAAGATCCTGTTGCAATTGCTCTTATTGATGAACAGGTTGAGAACTATGTGAGGGACCATGAGTCTGAACAGTCTCTAAATGATCCTGAGCATGGGCCACTCATCATGAAGATCTCTGATCAGAAGAATGGTCTTGTGAAACAGTGGCACAACTTCTGTAACTTAGATTATCAAGGAGATTGGAGACCATTAAATCAAAAGCTTCTATTTTCCAATCAGGAAGCAAAGAGATCTGACTACTGCTCCAAAAAGCTTGACTATCCACTTCAGGAACAGGAAACGCCATACTATGACAAGCTTTGTGAGACATTATATTTGCCAACAGAGCGTGAGAAATGGGAGTGGTACATTGGTTGTGCAATTGCTGGAGATCAGGAGAAGATCCAGAAAATGCTTGTCTTCTATGGCCTTCCAGGAACAGGCAAATCTACCATTATTGGAAAGGTAATTGTACAGAATATTTTTGAGGGAACGAACTCTGGATATTGTACAAAGTTTGAGGCAAACGATCTTTGCGGAAGAGATACATTTGGAACGCAGTTCTTGGAGAATGATTGTGTTCTTGCATATGACGATGATGCAGAGATGAACATGATCACCTCTAAGACAACACTCAATAAAATTATATCCCATGAGGCGCTTACTGTTAATCCAAAGTTTGGAAAGAAGTTTTCCATCACACCAAATTGTCTTTTGATTGTAGGAAGTAACGAACCTGTTCAGCTTTCTCCAAACTCTGGAATGAATAGAAGACTTATTGATGTAAGACCCACTGGTAGTAAGCTTTCTTCTTCTGAGTATGAGGAGTGTATTGCAAATATTCCGTTTGAGAAAAGTGGCATTGCATACAGATGTCTTCAAACTTATAAGAAACTTGGAAGACATTACTACGACAATTATATTGCCGAGGACATGCTTAACAGGACATCTCCCTTTCAGAACTTTGTACAAGAAAACTACTTGGCTTTAAAAGATGGTTGTTCTCTTGCTGCTGCCTACAAGCTTTATACAGACTATGCACAAGAGTGTAACTTTAAGAATGTACTGGTTCGTTACAAGTTTAGAGACACACTCAAATTATATTTTAAGTCTTATGATGATAAGAAGTTCTCTGGATTTAAGTATGACAGAATTGGTATGACAGATCCCGACGCTCCATCAACCGATGACAAGGATGGGAAGAAGGAGGCATTAAGTACCTGGATTGCATTAAATAAACAGACTTCTATCTTTGATAAGACTTATGCCGACTGTCTTGCCCAGTACGAACAAGATGATAAGGAACATCCTCTTCGTTATGCTTGGAGTAATTGTAAGACCACTCTTAAAGATCTAGACACTTCAAAGACTCATTATGTAAAAGGTCCTGACAATCTTATATTTTTGGACTTTGACAAGAGAGGTCCGAATGGTGAGAAGGATCTTGAAGAAAACTTAAGAATGGCATCTAAGTTTCCAAGAACTTATGCAGAGGTATCGAAGTCTGGTGGTGGTGTGCATCTGTTTTATATTTATACAGGAGGTGATCCAGATAAGCTTTCCAGAATACTAGAAGACAACGTTGAGATAAAGGTTCCAAAAGGAGGGACAAGTATCAGAAGGAAACTTACACTTTGCAATGATTTACCAATTGCTGAGATAAGTTCTGGACTTCCGTTAAAGGAGGAGAAGACGAAAGACATGGTGGACTGGGAAGGATTTAAAAGTGAGAAGACACTGCGAAAGTTCATTTACAATTGCATCCAGAAGAAGCACCATGGTTATACTCGTCCCGAAGTGAACTTTATCTATCAGGCTCTTGAGGGTGCTTACAAAGAAGGATTCACCTACGATGTAAGAGATCTTCAGAATGATATTTTTGGTTTTGCATCCAACTCTACCAACTCCGCTCAGTATTGTATGGAGCTTGTAGGAAGGATGCATTTTTGTTCTAAAGATGTTAATGAGAAAGAGAATATTGAAACAGAAGAGTATAAGACAGCTCCAATTATATTTTTGGATTGTGAGATTGCTCCTTCTGCAAAACAGGCTCTTGAAGCAGGCACCAAATTATATCCCGATTGCCCAGAAGATACACCTGCACTGTTCCTAATTGAGTGGAAGTACCAAGGTGATGATGACGTAAAAGCCATGTTAAATCCTACAGCTAGTGAAGTTGAAAAGTTATTCAATTATAGAATCATTGCATTTAATGGAATTTCTTATGACTCCAATATGCTTTATGCCGCTGCTCAAGGTTATACACCAGAGGAACTTTACAATTTAAGTCAGAAACTTACCGATAGAAACAAGGAAGTTCAGAATAGAGCAAAGTTTACTCAGGCAAGACATCTCTTTTATGCAGATCCTTATGAATATTCTACAGAAAAGATGAGTCTTAAGAAATGGGAAATTAAGCTAGGAATTACACATTTGGAATGGGATAGAGATTGGACACAGCCAGTTCCGAAAGCTCTGTGGGATAAGTTCAAAGAGTATTGTAAGAATGATGCAGTCTCTCTTGAGAAAGTATTTGATGCAACTCATAACGAATTTGTTGCAAAAGAGATGCTTGTTGATTTGGTACCAGGATCTACAATGATTGATTCAACAAATAGTATTTCTACAAGATTTGTTAAAGGAGATGCTGATCATCTTGAACTTGTTTATACAGATTTTACAACCGGTAAGCAATATGGTGATGGAGTTCCGTATCAAATGTCAATTATATCGAAAGAGGAGTACGATAAGATTGGAGATGATTGGACAGGTGTTACACCAATCAATACCAATCAGTTTCCAGGCTATCATCTTGTTGACATTGGTGATCCAAAAGGTCCACATAACTTTTTCCGAGGAATCGATATTGGAAGAGGAGGTTATGTCTACTCCAATCCTGGGATTTATGGTCGGGCAGTAACAGAGGATAGTGCATCACATCATCCAAGTTCTATTGAGCAGTTAAATCTATTTGGAAAGCAGACAAAAAGATATTCTGATTTGAAGAAAGCAAGATACGCAATTAAACATAAAGACTTTGATACTGTAAGAACTATGTTTGATGGTATTTTAGCAAAGTATTTTACAGGATCTGAAGATCAGTTAAAAGCTAATGCAAAAGCAATCTCTACAGCATTTAAGTTGGTGCTGAATGCTTTCTATGGAATGACAAGTTCTCCGCATGACTATTTTGAAGCAAAGGACCCTCGCAATATTAATAACATTGTTGCACTACGTGGTGCAATGGTTCTTAAGATTATTCAGGATGAAGTGGAAGCGAAAGGGTTTACTGTCATTCATATTAAGACAGATAGTATTAAGATTGCAAATCCAACAGATGAAATTCTTGACTATGTTTTAAAGCGTGGTAAGGATTACGGTTATACATTTGAAGTCGAACATACTTGGAATAGAATTTGTCTTATTGATGATGCACAGTTTATCGGTCTGCATGACTATGACGATCCTGAAAGCCCATTTGAATGGGATGCAACAGGTAAGAAGTTCCAGGTGCCTTATATTTACAAAACTCTGTTTACACATGAGCCAATTACATTTGATGATATGTGTGAAACGTTTAGTGTTACTGCTGGCACTCTTCATCTTGTGTTTGATGAGGGAAAAGAGAATGAAGTAGATCAGTTCATTGGAAGAGTTGGTCAGTTTACTCCTATGATCACTGGTAGAGGTGCTCATCTGTATCGTGTTAATGATGGAAAGCGTTATGCAGCAGCAGGAAGCACCAATAAAGAGACCAAGGAACGTTACGATTGGCTTGAATCAGAAGAGGTTGTAAACAATCATCTCGAAGACTATATCAATAAGTCCTATTATATTTCTAAATGTAATGATGCAATTGACTGTATTAATAAGTTTGGAAGTTATGATCAATTTGTTACTGTTGATATTCCGAAAAAATGAAAGTGTAAAAACGTAAATTATATTTCAAGTCACCTCTTTTCTCCTTCGCAAAATTTTCATGTATCTTAATGAAGGAGGAATGAAAGATGAAAACTTTATTAGTTAGAGTTCTTGGTTGGTTCGTTCTTGGTTTCCAGTTTGTATGGAATTATACACTGATTGTAGGAGTGATTGAGAACGCCTGCTGGTACGATATGAGCGAGCTCTTAGGAGCAGCAGTATCTACTGGAGTGATGGCAACAATTGATTATCTTGCAATTAAGATGATTACATTCAAACGGAAGTCGAACAAAACTAAATAAGAAATCTGGAAGATGAGTTAATTCAATCATCTTCCTCTTTTTATTTAGATTTAATGGAGGTAAGTATGCAAACTTTATATTGCCCGCATTGCCGTCGGATATTTAGATCAGATCGATTATATGCACAAGTTATAGACGGAAAAGTTGTATATTATTGTCCATCTGTAGAATGTAGTTCATTTCCAAATGAATTAATAGAAATAGATGAGATGATGGCGTATCCTATTATGAAATTAAATCAGAATGGATACATAACTCAATACTGTTGTTCTGGCTACATGATGTCTAAGACGAATAGAAAGTATAACAAAGGATATATTCTATTTGATGACGTATATAACTTTCTATCAATTCCAAAATACTGGAAACACGAAGTCTTTAATGACATTGAAACTACAAATAAGCAAGTATCGAAGCTTTCATCTACAATTAAGAATCCGTTTATCTATATGAATAGCTTGGTAAACTGGGTGAATAAATTATAGGAGGTTTAATAATGAGTCACCACAAAAGAGCAGATCCGTAATGCATTTAGCCATCAATTCATTCACAATTATATTTTAAAAAGGAGATAATAAAATGTTTGACGTATTTAAGTATTTGTCTGATTTAGAGGCAAGAGCTCATATGCTTGAGGGAACCATTAATCCGAAGACTGGAAAGCTTTATACCAAGGAACAGATTGCAAGAACTCTAGGGATTATTGACAATGGTGGAAATCTTGCAACTGATTTTGTTCTTCATGATGATCTTGTTCTTCATGAGAGCGAGATCATTTCTAATTCGGAGCCGGATTCTGTAACAACAGAGAATTATATTTCTAATGATAGTGATGATGAGAATAAGGAGGAGGATCAGTAATGAAGGTCACAATGAATGGAAGAGATCTTGTAATTGAGGGTGCTACCAATGAGAACATTCTTGGTGGGTCATTTCGGAACTTTGCAGGTATTGAGAGAAAGGATCCTCATACTGGCAGAGTTGTAAACAGTGCCGGTAGAAGGAATTTTAACTTAATGATCCCAGATGAGTACCTGGATATTTTTAGGACAAATGGTGCCAACATTAAAGAGTTTGGCGGCAACCCTGATGAGGGAGAAGCGCCAATCCATTTTGTCAAGGTGAACATCAACACCAATACATCCTCTAAGCCTCCGAAGATTTTTATTGTAAAGAAGAATAAGAGTCTTGAGGAGCTCCCTGCCGATTCTTACGGCCAGATTGATGGCATGTACATTGAGACAGCAGACATGGTTCTTAACTTTTATCACAAGTACGATCCTGCAAGCATTTATCTCAATGGATTATATTTGACCCAGAAGCTTGATGCTCTGTCGGAGAAGTATGCAGCAATGATGGATGCACTTGGGGCAGATCCTAATGCTGAAGATCCTGATGAGGAAGAAGCACCGTTTTAATTAAAGGAGAACAAAATGAAAGTCACCCTTTTTGGCGCTATTGCGTCAGTAGCAGTAACTGTAGCAGCAGTTGTAGCGGTTGTGGAAGTTGTAAATAAGATGGAGGATCCTCAGTCTAATAACATTATTGATGAGGACAGAAAGAAAACTTTAAAAGAAAAGTTCCAGGATTTCAAGGATAAGACAACTCACAAGCTGGATGTATTCTTTACATGGGTAAAGAGAAACCCTATGCTTGCAATCACTTTCTTCTCTTTAATTCTTGGATTCATTACAGAGACAAGAAGAATGGGAGATAGAATCTCAGATGCTGCATCAAGATCAAAACAGCGACGAACGATCTACTGCAATGATATTCAATCTTATGTAACCTTGAAGCATGAGCTTTCTTACAGAGAAAGTAAAGAGCTTAGGGATCGGATGTCAAGTGGTGAGACAAAGTTTCAAGCACTTGATGAAATGGGACTTCTTCGTTAAACAATTGGGGGCTGTGGTCGAAAGATCATGGCTCCTTTTTCATTCATTGAAAGGAGATTATATTTACTATGAGAAATTTCACGATCACAATTTACTATGCTAACGGAAAGAAGAAGACTGTTGAGGGAGCTGCATTTTACAAGTATACAGATAGCTTTCTTAAGATTGGAATGAGAGATCATAAGACTCTTCTCTTTCCTTATGGGAATGTAAATTATATTGAGATTACTGACAATAAGGAGGAAGAGAGTAATGATTAATGTAAGCTTTACTCCTGCAAAAGATTTAAAGGACAAGGATAAGAAGGAAGCACTTCTTCAGGAGATTACAAGTGTTCAGCTTGAGCTTATGGACCTTTATCAGAAGATGCTCAATCCCTCTGAAGAAGTAGACTGCAATAATATTTTGAAAGACGGCTGGTTTTATACAACAGAGTCTCTAATTAGTTAACTATGGAAGTACTAATTATATTTGTCATTGTGTTTCTCTCTATGTTTTACATCATAAGTTTTGGATCGTATGCACATTACTTACAGCTTTGTGATTACAAAAACATGAAACCACTTAACTATTTCGAATGGCTTATTCATGGAGATGATAGAGTATGACTGCAGAGAAGTTATTACACTTTTGTAAATATTACTGGTACACAGGTATCTTAAAAGGAATCATGATTGCAAAGTGTAGACCCAATGATTACTCCAAGATTGCCAAGAATGTCCAGGAAAAGGCAAAGGCACTTGAAGAAGAGCTCTCAAAAGAAGGCAGTAACATTCAGGCTTTGGAGGTTCCAGGTACTGGTGAGGATAACAAGAAATGATAGTAAAAATTATATTTTGTCATCACAAATTCCCCAAGTATTGGACAGCCACTTACCCCAATGACAGGGAGATAACTTGGGTGAAAGTTTGCCCTAAGTGTGGAATGACAAAGAAGTTCACAATGCCAATTGACAATGTTCAATCTGCTTGGGAGCATTACCAGAAACTTAAGAAAGAATTTAAGTAACCATGGGGGTATTATATTCATCTCAGCAAGAAGCACTAGATAAGATGCACAATGGATGCATTCTTGTTGGAGAAACAGGATCTGGGAAGTCACGAACTGGTCTTGCTTACATGTTTACAAGAGAGCTTCAAGGAGAACTTGATCCTTACAAACCTCCTAAGATTACAAAAGATCTCTACATCATCACCACAGCTAAAAAGAGAGATAGCCACGAATGGGAAGAAGAGTTACTACCATTTAAACTCTCTACTGATCCTACTTTATCTATTAATCACATAAGAGTCTTCATAGATTCCTGGAATAACATTAAGAAGTACAAGGGAGTCTATGGGGCTCTTTTCTTATTTGATGAACAGAAAGTTTGTGGGAAAGGTGCATGGGTAAAGTCATTCTTAAAGATCTCTCAAAGGAATCGTTGGGTTTTACTTTCTGCAACACCGTGTGATACTTATGAAGATCTTGTTCCTGTTCTTGTTGCAAATCATTACTATAAAAATAGAACAGAATTTAATATGTGCCATGTAGTCTTTAAACCGTATTTGAATTATCCTGTTATTGATCACTACGTCAACAAAGGAAGGATCAATAAAGCAAGAAATGAGATTATGGTTTATATGAAAACAGAAAGAGAAATTCCACATAAAACATTTAAGATCTCTTGCGAGTATGACAAGGATCTTTATAGAAAAGTTTGGAGAGATAGGTGGGATCCCTATGAGAATTGTCCAATTAAAGAGACTGGAAAGCTTTTCTATCTAATCCGAAGAGTCGTTAATTCTGATCCAAGTAGAATAGAAAAACTACGTGGGATTTTAGAAGAGCATCCAAAGGCAATTATATTTTACAATTTCCAATACGAGCATGAACTCTTAAAAGAAAACTGTTCTAAGTTTGGATACACGGTTCAAGGTTGGAATGGGAATGAACATGATCCATTGCCAATTGGAAATCGATGGGTTTACTTATGCCAATACACTGCAGCATCAGAAGGATGGAATTGTATTACAACAGACACAATTATATTTTACTCTTTAAACTATTCTTACAAACAAATGAGGCAAGCAGCAGGAAGGACTAGTAGAACAAACACACCATTTCAAATTCTCTACTACTATGAGTTACAATCTTATGCACCAATTGACCTTGCAATTAGAAGAGCATTATCAGAAAAGAGAGACTTTAATGAGAGATCTTATTTAGGAATTTAAGAAGGAGATGAAGAAATGATTGCAATACTGTTACTATTATATTTTGCTCTTTGTTGTGGAATCATCTATCTTGTTGGTGCTATTACTCCAATTCTTTTTAACATAGGAGTGGGCTTGTTCTTTATCATCTTAATTATATTTACCATTGTGCTATTCTAAAGTTAGGAGGATGATATGAGACTGTTACGAAAGAAAACTGTCACTGAGATTTGTAACAATGCTATCGAATCAATTCTTTTCTATGCAGATAACTTTTTGCATGGAGATATCTCTTATGGAGACTTCTTAAGTGTTGTCAATAAAGAGTATTATGTAATTTCTAAAGTTGGTGGAAAGAAGCAAATAAAATATGCAGATAAGGCTTTAGGGAAGAAGCTTGCAAATTTAAAGGAGATTAAGAAAAATGGAAAAGATGGAAAGGGTTTACACTGATAAGAATGAAACAAAAGACACTGTAGTAGATAATCCTGAGAAAGTTCTTGAGGAGATGAGTGAAGATAAGAAGAACTATCTTAATTTCATTCTTCGTCAGATTGAGTTTAATACTGATTTTGCGAAATGGTTCAAGGCAAGTTTAACTATGGACCATAAAGAGAAAGATGCATTTGATAGAAGAGTAAGGGATGCTATTCATGATAAAGATAATTTATGATCATCCAAACTATGCAGTCTCTGATCAGGGAAGAGTTTATCGAATCACCAGAGATGGATACAAAGAACTTAAGCCAATTATATTTGGCAAAAAGTATCTTGGTGTTCGTCTTGATGGGAAAGATGAACTTATTCACAAACTTGTGATGGATGCATTCTCTCCAGCAAAAGATGATGGAAGAGATTGTATCTCTCATATCGATAAAGATTTAACAAATAATAATTTAAACAATTTAATTCGAGTGAATAAGTCGGAACTTAATTACATGGCTCCTATCCTTCCAAGTATTCGAATTCAAAGGATGAGAGACTTCATCGAAAAATAGGAATACGTAAACTTTTTTCGTCGCTGAGATCAGAAATGGTCTTGGCGACTATTTCATTTGCTTTAATTTTTACGTATTCCGATCGCACATTTTTCTACCCCTTTAATAGAGGGAGAAGAGCAATCAGATTACTCATTTCCCCTATCTATTTGTCAAATTGTCACCGTTTTCAAATAACTTCAAGGAGGCTGGCACTGTGCTTGAGTCAGAGTTTCAACGAAAGCTTAAGAAACGAATCGAAGGAGAAATTCCAGGTTCATATGTCTTTAAGCAAGATTCGAAACAAGTTCAAGGTATTGCAGATCTTATCGTCATCAATGGACCTAAATATGCAATGCTTGAATGTAAGAAGTCTGCAAATGCTCATCATCAACCAAACCAAGACTACTACGTAAACGACGTATTTGGGAAAATGAGTTATGCAAGTTTTGTTTATCCCGAGAATGAAGATAAAGTTATAGAAGAATTGAAAGGATGGTTCAAGGAATGAAAGAGTTTGCGTTTTTTAATCATCCTGAAATTAAAGAGGGAATGCATGCAATTGTGTCTCCGTCTCGGCACATCTTAAAACCAGAGTACACAAAAGAGCAGTTCGAAAATTATATTCGCTCAAGTTATGCAACCACCATTGGAACTTCTATTCATGAACTTTGTAGCCAACTTATTGACGAAGGAATTCGTTTGGATACAGAGAATGAAACAAGGAAGTTCATTGAGCATAAACTGCATCAAGATCGCATCCCTAAGAATCTTGTCGATGCAACAAATTATATTCCGACTGTGATGCTGTATGTCAATGATGCAATTGGTTATGGCCTTACAACAGAACAGGTTCTTAAGTATTCCGATTATGCATTTGGTACAGCGGATGCAATTCGTTATAACCCAGCTACATCAAAGCTTCGAATTCATGATTTGAAAACAGGAAAGATTCCAGCATCCCTTGACCAATTGGTTTCATATGCAGCTCTATTCTTTTTGGAATATCACATAAAGCCTCAAGATGTTGAGACAACGATTTGCATTTATCAGAATGGTGATATTTTAACAGGTCTTCCAAAAGCATCAGACATTATTCCAATCATGACAAAGATTAAGCAACTCGACAAATATTACAAGCAGTATTACATGGAGGTGTAAAGAGTTATGGAATCATTAGAATTATATTTAGATGAGCTCCTAGATGTAACAGATGATTCTATCGCTCATTACGGAAAAGGTCATGATGACAATCCTCCTGGAGTTGGTTCCGGTCGCTATCCTTGGGGGTCTGGAGAAAGACTTCATCAGCATGATTGGGACTTCATGTCAAGGTACAAGAAGTTAAAGTCTTTGTCTACAATTAATCCTGATACTGGAAAGAAGTATACAGAATCTGAGATTGCAGCACAGATGGGTTTCTATCAGTATGACAAAGCCGGTAATGTAATCAAGGATGAATTTGGTAATCCAAAAGGCTCTACTGCAAAACTAAGAGCAGAGTATCAGATTGCCAATAACAACGTCAGAAGAGATCGTTATGATGAAGTTGCTTATTGGGATTCCCAGATTGATCCAAATACTGGAAAACATTATACAGACACTCAGATTGCGAAATTTATGAATGTCCCATCTGAGAGTTCTATTCGATCTTATAGAAAGTCTGCTCAAGGTAAAGTTAACAAGACAACAGAAGTTGCAAATAAACTTGAGGATGCAGTCAAAGACCTTGGGTTTGTAGATGTTGGTAAGGGTTCTGAACTTACTCTTGGGACTTCTTCTGATGGACTTAAGACTTCTCTTGAGATGCTGAAGTCAAAAGGCTATGTGGTCAAGGAACTTAGAGTGAATCAGGTTTCCGATCCAACACAGCAGACAATTGTCAAGGTGTTATGTCCTCCTGGAACAAATCCGGATACAACTCTTTGGAAAGACATTGGGAATGACTTAACAAAGATTAAGCGTATCTCTGATCCATCTGATAGAGAGAACGACATCCAGAACGCTTTGACAGCAAGAGGTCTTGGTCCTTCTCCACAAGTAAAGCTTTCAAGGATTAACATTGTCTATGATGAGCAGGGTGGTACTGACAGAGATGGTCTCATTCAGTTAAGAGCCGTTCGTGACAAGGATGGTAACCTGCAACCTGCTTGTGAAGACTTATCTCTTGGCAATGCAAAGTATGCACAGATCAGAATTGCTGTTGAGGGTAACCGTTACATCAAGGGAATGGCTGTCTATTCTGATAAGCTCCCTGATGGTGTAGACATTCAGGTTAACTCCAACAAGAGTATTAATCAAGGTGTTGACAAAGCATTAAAGTCTCTTGTTGTGAACAAAGATGGAACTCTTGCAACCAATCCATTTGGCACAAATGTTGTTCCAACCATTGTAAGAGATAAGAATGGGAATCCAGTCAAGGATAAGAACGGAAATGAGATTCGTTCTGCAATTAACTTTGTTGGTGCTAATGCAAAAGATGCACATGTAGAAGGACGGTTTGGAGATTATTCAAAGAACCTTCCTGCACAGTTCTTATCAAAGCAGACACTGCCACTTATCAAGCAGCAACTAAAGCTTCAGGCTCAAGCACAGGATGATGAGTTCAATGACATCAAGAAGATTAACAATCCAGTTGTCAAGAGAAAGATGCTCCTTGACTTTGCAGATGATTGTGATGCTTCTGCTGTTGATTTAAAAGCAGCTCCTATTGGTGGACAGAAGTATTCCGTTCTTCTTCCTGTGAAGAACATGAAAGACAATGAGTGCTACTATCCGTCTCTTCCGAATGGAACAACAGTTGCACTTGTACGATTCCCTCATGCTGGTCCCTTTGAGATTCCTATTTGTAAGGTTAACAACAATAACAAAGAAGCCAACAGCTTCATGAAGAATGCCAAGGATGCAATTGGTATTAACCAGCATACGGCATCCACACTTTCTGGAGCTGACTTTGATGGTGATACTTGTATTGTCATTCCTCTTACAAGAAAGAATGCTCAAGGTGGATTTGATAAGGCAAATGACATTAAGGGTGCAAAAGATGTTGCAAAGATTCCGTATCTAGACGGCTTTGATCCAACTGCAGAATACGGCGTCGGAAATCCAAACTTCTCTTCTATGCAGAAGATGGGACCAGATGGAAAGATGCATCCTACTTATAAGTACTTCAAGACAGAGAAAGCCAAGGGAACGGAGATGGGCAAGATCACCAACCTCATCACCGACATGTATGCAAAAGGTTGTGACGATCCGGATGAGATTTCAAGGGCAGTTCGTTATTCGATGGTCGTGATTGATGCTAAGAAGCATGAGCTCAATTGGCAAGCTGCTAAGAAAGACTATCGAATTGCTGAACTTGAAAAGAAATATCAGAACAATGCGAATGGTTCCAAGGGAGTTTCTTCTCTAATCTCAAGAGCAGGATCGGAAACTACTGTTCCTGCAAGAGCGAAGTGGTCTGGAGAAATGAAGGGGTCTATCGATCCTGTAACAGGAGAAAAGATTTACAGAGCTCCTACTGTTACAACAGAGGTAAAGCCTAAGGTTGAAAAGGTCAAGGCGCCTAAGGGTTACACATGGACAGATGAGGATGGCAAGGTGCATAAGAATGCCAAGTTCATGAAGAACCCCGATGGTACTGATGTGGAAGCTACTTGGGATGGTCAGATCAAGCAGCGTGATGATGGAACCTATTACTACGATCGTGGTCAAGGTAAAACAAAGTGGAATAGGGATACTGTTGTTCCAAGGACACAGAAGATCACCAAGATGGAGAAAGCAAGAGATGCTAGAGAACTTCTCTCTGACAATCCTTCTCAGGTGGAACTTGCTTATGCCAAGTATGCAAATCATGCAAAGAATCTTGGGAATAAAGCAAGGCTTGAGTCCTTATCTCCAGCTCTTCATCAGGTCTATTCCAAGGAAGCAGCAAAGAAGTATGCAAAAGAAGTAAAAGAGCTTGATGAGGCGCTTATTGTTGCAAAGAAGAATGCTCCTAGAGAGCGTCAGGCACAGTTTCTTGCAACCTCTATGATCAATGCAGCGTTCAAGGAGCATCCTGAGTATGAGGCAGATGATAGAAAGAAAGTGCGTGGACAGTGTCTCAATGATGCAAGAGAAGCAACTGGTGCTAAGAAGAATCGCATTCGTTTCACACAGCGTCAATGGGAAGCTATCAATGCAGGTGCCATCTCTGAGAGTAAGTTGTCAGAGCTTCTTAGGAATGCAGATAAAGAGTCTTACATGTCTCTTGCTCTTCCTAAAGCAACGAAGGTGACAGCAGAGAAACAATCTCGCATTAAGTCACTTGCGAATGCTGGTTGGACGCAGGAACAGATTGCAGATGCTGTTGGTATCTCGCAAACACTTGTGTCTTCTATTCTGTCTAAGTAAGAAGGAGTCTTGTTATGGATGAGAATGAAATGTACATCACAACGTATGACAATCCTTACGACTTCTTCACACAGAATCGTTTGTGGTTTTGGTATGATACACAAATCCTTCACTACAATACTTGTGGACTTGTCGCAAGACTTGCTCATACGTCTGAAGATCTATCTGATGTTGAGAATGATAAGCGTATCAACCACGCCCTCAATGATGTCTTGAACCGTGGAATTATGGCAGTATCTAGTTTAACAGATGATCAAGGAAATCCTATGAATACGAGTCAGTATTATCTTACTACTCCGAACACTTCTAAGCCATTCTAAAATCGTTTTAGAGTTTATACAAGTTTCGGAGTAGTGTTATTATCTTTCAAGTTCAAGGTGACCCTGGGCAAGTATAGAAGCACTTGTTATCTATTGAGTGCTGTGATTACTCAGTGTCACCCTATTTTACTTAGGCTACCATACTAATCCTCCTTTTAGATCCAAGATCTTCTTTAAGTTTATATGGTTGTTCAAGGTAATAAGGACCTACTTGTATACGAGAAAGGTTCTTATGAACTTGGATGCTGTATAAGCTTAGAGAATCATCTTGGATTCTTTTGTTTATTGGTAAGGTGAGCTTGTTAATTGAAAAAGATTTGAACTGTTATGAATAACTT